TATATACAATAAATAATAATAGTATTGTGTTTCCCTTTAAAGCATAGTTTTTTTTACATTATTATATTTTTTACTTAAAAATGAGTTGCTAAAGGACAACTCTCGGGTGCGAACCCCGATTTTTGATTTTACTTGGTTGTCGCGGCGACTTCGGTCGTCCAATGAAGTTGTGGTATAGGCACCTGGTAAGCTATACAAGCTCGCAAGCAAGGAGCGACGGGTCCTTTTTTCTTTCTATGTTTGAGATAACTTTTCAGCCCTTCGTGTACCAAGCCTCTGGGGAGTAATAAACACCAAGCAGGTTCAAATCCTGCAACTTCGCAAATCAAAAAACAATGTTGATTATGAAAATACTGATTTTTGCATTCTTGACAGTGTTTGCGCTGTTCGGCTTGGCTGCAACGGTGCAGTCGGTGATTGACGTGTTCAAAACAAAGGGTTAAAGTCATGGGAAGACCGAGAGGGTGCCATGATTGCCAGTGGGGAAACTGGCCCGAGATGTGTAAAGACCCGAAGCGAGACCCGAAGTCAAATTATTGTTGCTGTCAGTGGGAATGGCGATACGAATAAAAAAACATACGGTATGAATATAAGCGAAGTATATGAGCGCATCCGAGAACGAGAGTCGGGCGCAAGTGCAGAGTCTCGTACACGAGCAGAGCTGCACATACAGAAGATTAAGGAACTCCGAGAGAAGCATAAGGCGTTTATCAAGATGCCGCACACGAAAGCGTGCGATATGATAAAATACTGCCTTGCCATCGACAGAAACCTCGGTATTAACCGAATACATAAAAATGCGTTCGGGTTTATCTTCTTCAAGTATCAGTAACTAATTTTCTAAAAACATAAGGCAATGAGAACAAGAACAGCAGTGTGGTACGAAACCACAGTACGCTACGAACGTCAGAATGACGACAGCACAAACAGCATCACTACGGAAGCATACGCCGTGGACGCATTGAGCTTTGCGGAAGCGGAGCAGAGAATTACAGAGGAGATGGAACCGTATTGCTCGGGCGAGTTTGACGTGAAGAAAATCGCAATCGCTCCGTACACCGAGGTATTCTTCTCTGAAGATGAAGACGATGACAAGTTCTTCCGTGCAACCGTCGCAATGATTACGCTTGACGAGCGTACCGGCAAGGAAAAGAAGACCAACGTAAACTATCTCGTTCAGGCGAAAAACATCGAAACGGCACGCAGATATGTCGTAGATGCGTTTCTCAATACACAGATTGACTACGAAATAAACCGCCTCGTAGAAACAAAGATACTCGACGTGTTCGAGAAGTAACAATAATCATAAAAACAGCATAGCAAATGGAAAATAACGAATACGAAGTGCTGCAAGTGCAGCATGATCAGAACATCGTTCAGTTGGACGCAGTAGAGCGTGCAAACGTAGACTCGCAGGTGGCAACCGCAAAGCAATATCCGAGAAACGTCACACGAAGCATCAACAACTCAATCGCTATGGCGACTATGGATGTAAATACAGCGCAGAGCTGCGGTTACGCCCTCCCTCGCGGCGGCAAGCCTATCACCGGCCCGAGCGTGCATCTGGCTAAGTTAATCGTATCCAACTGGGGAAATATCCGTGCCGAAGCAAAGGTTGTTCAGATTACCGACAAGCAGGTTATCAGTCGTGGTACATGTTGGGACTTGGAAAACAATGTGGCGACCGCTTTCGAGGTTCGTCGTTCAATCGTAGGCAGCAGTGGCAAGAGATATTCGGATGATATGATTACCGTTACAGGTAACGCAGCAAACGCTATCGCATACCGCAATGCTGTATTCTCTGTTATCCCAAAGGCTGTTACCGATAAGGTATATCAGGCAGCACAACACTGCATCACTGGCGACCTCTCTGACAACGATAAGCTGATTGCTACACGCAAGAAGTGCATCGACTACTTCAAGGACGAGTACGGCATCACAGAAGAGGAGGTTATAATGATTTGCGGAAAGCAGACCATCAACCAAATCAAGGCTGAACAGATTGCTCTGTTGCGCGGCGTAATACAGTCGCTTGTAGACGGCGATACCACCGTCGAGGAGCTTATGAAGCCGTACCGCAAGGAAGAGAACAAGAAGAACGTCGCTGCCAAAGCAGCCGAAACCGCAGTAGCCAACGCTGCAAAGAAGGATGCTAAGGCATGATTACAAACCAAATAATGAAACGTCCGCTTGCCGACTTTACCGTTGAGCAGCGGACGAAAGACGGATATTTCTGTCTTACTGGGTTGCTTAACAACTGGAACCTAAAGATGGGAACCAAGAAAGAGCTAAAAGACTATTTTGAAAATAAAGCAACCCAGGAGTTTGTAAAAGCTCTTGCGGACGAGGAAAATCTACATGGGGACAAATCCCCCTATGTAAAATCAAAGGCTCGTCTCGATCGTGGTGGTGGAACTTGGGGGCATCCGTTATTGTTTATAGATTTTGCCATGTGGTTAAATCCGCACTTCAAAGTCAAAGTCTTAAAATTCGTTTCAGACCAAATGCTTACATATCGTAATGAAGCAGGCGACGCTTATAAACAGCTATCTTCTGCCATGAGCAAAATCTGTACACCGCATCAGATGAAACGTTACATGCCCATTCTTGGCAAGGGGATTAATTATATAGTCGCAGGGCATCACGAACATCAGCTCCGCAACGAGTATGGTACAGAGGAAAAGCAGAAAGAGTATTTTGAACTTGAGAAACAGGTTGCAATGCTCGTCAATGAAGGCTTTCTTAGAACTCCAGAAGATGTTGCTAATTATTTGAGACGCAAGTTTCAGAACAAATACTTCTAAGATATGATAAGTACGGAAAGTAATCAACGTGAAATCTCATGGTTTCGTAGCCGCTTCGGAAATTTTACAGGTTCCGAAGTCCACAATCTTATGAAGTCGGGTCGCAAGAAGTATGAAGCGTGGTCCGAAACGGCAAAGAGCTATATGTACAAGGTAGCCGCAGAACGCCTGTTCAACCCCGACTTCCTCAACGATGACGATGTGTTTGATGATTATCTTCATCAGACGAACTTCACCTCCAAGGCTATGCAGTTCGGCATCGAGCAGGAGCAGTATGCCCGAGAGACATACATCAAGCTCAATAACGATGTCGAGGTGTTCGAGGTTGCATCCTGCAAGCACGATACCATACCACATTTCGCAGCCTCGCCCGACGGCATTGTAAGAGGCGCGGATTTGAAGTGTCTGGAAATAAAGTGCCCGAACATCGCAACTCACATGATGTATGTGGATAAGATACACGACGGCACGTCACTGAAAGAAGTCAAGCCCGAATACTATTGGCAGACAATGGCAGAGATGGCTTGCACCGGCGCGACGGAAACGGACTTTGTTTCCTATTCGCCGTGGCTCCTGAACCCTATGCACATCGTAAACATTCCACGCAACGACGAGGACATCGCGCTACTCGAAGAGCGCGTGAAGCTCGCGAACGCTTTCGTGGAAGAAGTTATCAACAAGTCAAAATCCTAAAAATTATCATGGACGTAGTAGGAAAAATCATAGCGGCTCTGCCACCAAAAAGTGGCACGTCGCAGTCAACCGGCAAGCCGTGGCAGGTCAATACCTATGTGTTGCAGACCAACGAGCAGACACCGAAGAACATCGCCTTCGACGTGTTCGGTGCAGAGCGTGTCGAGCAGTACAATCTCAAGGTGGGCGATATGGTCACGGTGTCAATCGACATCGACGCTCACGAATACAACGGACGTTGGTATAACCAAATCAGAGCATGGAATGTCGTAAACCATGCTTCGGCACAAAAGCCGGCTGCACAACCATCTCCCGCACCGCAACCAGGTGCCCTGTTTCCGCAGCCACCTGCATCAGGAGCACAGCCCGCACCGTCAGCAGGAACTGACAAACTGCCCTTTTAACGTTCGCAAGTACGTTCTGTGGGCACAAGCCAACCTAAATGCTATCATAGTAGGGTAGGGTCACTTCCCTGCCCTACAAACTAAATAAAAGTCATTGTTATGAAAAACAGAATTTCCCTCGATTTATCAAACATGGAAGCCTTCAAGGAACTGACCAACATACAACTTGGCGAGCTTATGAGGGCTGTATTTGCTTACGCTTCCGACGGCACGATGTTGTCCGAGGATGCCGACCAAGCCGTTCGTGTCGCGTTCGCCTTTCTGAAGGCGGACGTGGACGCGGAACGCGACTCATACAAAAGACGCTGCGAGCGCAACAAAGAGAACGCACGCAAGCGTTGGGCGAAGCGTAACAAACGCAAGACAAACACGCCTCAAACTCCTGCATCCGCACCACAGGAAAAGGCCGCAACGGTAGACTACGAGAAGCTCGTCGCCTACTGGAACCGCCGTGTGGACGAAACGAAGTCCTCAATGGCGAAGGTGCTCAATATTACACCATACCGCAAGAAGTTGATCGAGGAACGACTTGCGGAATATAACAACAACAACAAGGCATTACAGAAGGTACTTGACAAGGCTCTCGCAGACCATTATCTTAACGGTAAGAACCCGTCAAAATGGGTTGCTGACTTCAACTGGCTACTGAAACCCGAAAACTTCTCACGGCTTGTAGAGAGCGGTATTACAGCTCCAAACAAACCGAAACCGCAAGCTGCGACGGTTACGATTACTGAATCTGATTTGGCAAGCGAACGTCTGGAAGCAGAACGACACAGAGAGGAAATAGAGTTCACACGCGCTGAACAGCAACGTAACAACCTCCTCGCAGCTACCAAGGCTGCTGACAGAAACCCCAACTGCCTGCAAGCGAAGATGGCATACAACGCCTACAAGGACGGCACGCTTGCAAAGCTCGGAATTGAATGGACTCCTAAAACATCAACAAATGGCACTGAAAGACGAGATACAGAAATGGCTAAGAGAGCATCCTGACGCAACAGTTGAGGAAGCGATATGGGCAGGAGCCTACATCGAAATCGACTTGTGGTGCAAAAAAGCCAAATAACAATGACAACAATCGGAATAATACTACTCGTAGCCTACGTCGCCTTCATGGTGGGTTCGTTAGGCTATACAATCGGCTTCCTTCACGGAAACTCTGTAAAACACAACGAATATAATGAACTTTAATCTATGAAAACAATGGATAAAGAAGTCTACGAAATCAAGAAAGACGGCATGACGCGAGCTGAACGTAGAGCGTACAAGCGTATGCTGGCGAAACAAAAGAAAACAAACTCATGGAAAAAGAAGTAAGAATACCGATTTTGGGTGTAATTGAAGAAAGCGAAACCTTTACTGGGAACGAACGCTATTTTCTTGACCATTACCCACATGGCGAAGGAACTTATCTTGTAAAGATAGGTAGTTGTTACAAGGAGTTACGCGATGTGCACATCCGAAACGAAAAAACACCAAATGACAGAATAAAGTGCGACTTTGCCATATACCCTATTCGTTCGTCGGCTGTTGTCGAGGAGATAAAGAAGGAGCACGAAGCAACGTTAAAGGACTATATCGAGGAGTGTTGCGTCAAGATACTAACCTCGGTAAACGCCAATCGTGACGATGTGAGAAATGTAGACGAGAAAATGAGTGTCCTCATAAAACAACTCGCCTCTGATATCACATGCCTCAAAAAAGCTCTCAATTCTATCAAGGAAGATGGCGTTGCATCCGGCAAGGGAATTAGCGAAAAGACTTTGCTTGGAGCACTGGAAATTGTAACAAAAAGACAATAATATGGCAAACGAAAACAAAATTATCGCCTACAAAGGCTTTGATAAAGATTTTAAGTGCCGAGATTTTCAGTACGAGGTCGGCAAAACATACGAAATGGATGGCAATATTGAATGTTGCAACCGTGGCTTTTACGCTTGCGAGTCGCCAATGGAGGTGTTTGACCATTATGATATGCTAACTTCTCGTTTTGCTGAAGTTGAACAATCCGGCGAAATCGACAAAGAGAATAATTCAACAAAGATATGTTCTTCGCGCATTAAAATCAAAGCAGAATTAAAACTTGCCGACATTATCAATTTGGGAGTCGAATGGCTAAAAGAAATCACTATGCCATCCAAGATTAAAGCAAACAACAGTAGCAATGACGGCGGCTCCGCTAAGATTGGTTCATCAGGCGACTGCGCTCAGATTGGTTCATCAGGCGACTACGCTCAGATTGGTTCATCAGGCGACTGCGCTCAGATTGGTTCATCAGGCAACTCCGCTCAGATTGGTTCATCAGGCGACTCCGCTAAGATTGATAGTAGTGGTCAAAATTCCGTTGTTATGTGCGCAGGTTACGACTCAAAAGCAAAAGCAGCTATTGGAAGTTGGATAACTCTTACCGAATGGAAAAGTATAGGAGATATATGGAAGCCGATTTGCGTAAAAACAGAACAGGTAGATAGAAGCCGTATCAAGGCAGACACCTATTACAAATTGATTGACGGCAAATTTGAGGAGGTTGAATGATGGCAAACGAAAACAACAAACCTTATTTTCTTTTGGTGTTCGAGAAAGGTGACACCATACCGACTATTATACCAACGGAAACAATATCCGAGATATACCCAAACACTGACGACAAAACAGTGGATATTATAACCGTAACTGGCAACGATATAGGCTTCGAGAACGTCGAGTCTTTCAAAATGGTTCCAGCCGAGGAAATTAACTTTAACATATAACAACAGATATGAAGGAAACAATCAAGACATTTGTCAGTAGGCTGCGCAAAGCGTGGTCTATCATAAAAGGAGATGATTACATCTTTGTTTCTTACGAAAAGGGCGTAAACGAACAGTATGCGCTCTACACCACAAGCCTTATTTCGGGCGTTCGTTGGTTTAGCAAGAACAACAGCGTAAGTATATATCCTCGTATTGATATGCTTCAAGACTTGCTTAGCAGCGGCAACAGCATAATGATGCTCACAAAGGATGCTTACGGCAGGCTGACTTACTGCTACGATTGCAAGACGGAAGAAGATTTCAACGACCTAATTAACATGGAGGTAAGATAACATGAAAAGTGAGATTTACTTCGTAAACATGGATGGCAATATCTACTTCAAGGTTGAAGATGGTGTTGTGTACTCGCAAGGCAAGAAGACCGATGTATCGCCCGACAAACTCTCCGACTTCCTTGCAATAGCAAAGGAGCTTGGATTTATAACTGGTAAGCTATGAAAGCCGTACTGACATTAGACAATGGAGAGAAATTTATCGCAGATATTTATCCTCTCCAAGGCAAAAAACAGCACAGACCACGTTTCCACGACGAGTACGAACGTTGGTTTGTGGAAGAGTTTAACAAGGCGCAGCCACGAGCTGCCCACAAGGTGGTGAAGGCGCACATACTAAGAAACTAATAATACAATAATATGATAGAAGAAATATTTTACTGCGAACGCCCGAAATGTAGCGTTCACAACAAAAAGACACAGGATCTTGCATACAATTTGAAAGCTCTTAGAAATTCAGAATTTGTGTTTAGCGAGAAGTTTACTCCAGTTATGTTTTTTGAGGTGCTTAAAAACGTAGTCGCAGAACTCAACAGCGAGTACAGAGGTAGAGAAATAAAGGTCGAGATGACACGTTTCATAGATGTCATCTTATACACTTTCAAAGACGACCCCAATAGTGACGCTTGTCTGGGCGGTTTAAGACTTACACCGATAAAGGCAGTGTTCGATAGTGTTAAAAACCTCGATATATAAACCGAATAACAATGGAAATAGTATTAACAATCATCAATACCATCTTTTTTGTAAGTACCTGGTACTTTCTTGGAAGAAGTTCGATATACAACAAGTTGCTGAAGGACTATCGCGATATTCTTAGAATCGCAATCAAGCAGGAAAAACTACTGGAAAAAGCTATTGAGATTTGCGGAGCCCAAGACGGCATGAAAACAGCAAAAGAAAAGGAGATAGAAAATGGAAGATAAGATTAACATTGCGGAGATACTCCGCGATATGCCAAAAGGCACAAAGTTATACTCACCGCTGCTTGGTGAGGTGAAATTTAAAGAAGTAGTATCTGATAACACCTTCCCTATTAAGGTGTTATCAAAAGTCCCGCTCTCTCCCTTTGGAAGTTTTACAGAAAACGGCTTTTATTACGACGACATTGAAGACGCAGAAGTAATGCTCCTCCCTTCTTGTGAAATGCGAGACTGGTCTAAGTTCTTTAAGCATGGCGACGTAGTACGCAACCCTCACAACGAAATGATAGCAGTCTTCGACGGCTGGGCAAATGATGATTACACAGAGTTTAACACCACAATCAACTACTACAAAGACCACACCTTTGGCGAAGAGGAAGTGTGCGACACAGAATGTTTTGTAAAGACAAATGATGAACAAAAAACATTGTTTATCGCAGCAGCAGAGAAGCATTACGGCGGCAAGTACAATCCTGAAACGTTGCAAGTAGAGCCTGTTAAGGTTGTTGAACCTAAGTGTTCATTCAAGCCGTTCCAAGAGGTGTTGGTTAGAAATAGTGATGCGGATATTTGGATAGCTGCCCATTTCTCGCGTTACAACAATAAAAATCCGTACTGTTACATTACTACCTTGAGCGCCTATAAGCAGTGCGTTTCCTACGAAGGCAATCAACATCTTTTAGGTACGGATAAATCTCCCGAATAACAGCATGGCAAAAGACTTCTCGCTTGCAAATGTCAATTTCCGCGAGACAGGACATATCGCTTTCGAAGACGAGTATATCACATCGTATGTGTCAACGGACATCGTGCCAAAGATATACATGAGCGTGAATACTCCTCGTGACGCAACAGGGCTTGTTTCAGGCAAGCCTAAGCGTTACTACCGCACACGATACAGCGCATGGGTAACGGAAAAGACGTTTGCCAAGCAATATCAGAAAATAAGAGAAAAATTCTAAGTATGATAAATCTTTCTTTAGGTAGACACGACTTCCTCAATGCGGTTGAGGGTTTCGCAAGAGGTTCGCACCTCCGGCAGCACGTCTGGCAGGAGATTGTATATAAATCAATTCCACAGATGTCAGACGACGATATGGACTTTCTATGGTTCTATATGCGACGCGACATCTTCAAGCAATACTTCTACGAGCTGAACGGCAAGAAGAACACGCATGTCGGTTACGAGGACTTCATGCACGCACTCGCTGCTTTGCATAGAGGAAACCGCTACAAGGTGACATTTTGCAGCGAGATAGAGCACAAGCAGCTCCAAGCTCTCTGCTACCGCTTTGAAGGCGAATATCATCCGCTTTACCTCTACATTGACGGCAAGGTAGTCGGCAAGACGAAGAAAAGCAGCGGCTTGCAATCGTTTAATACGGTTGTTCCTAACGAGTGGATAAAGGCAGTTGTGAAGCACAGGGCACCCGAAAACAGACACGTAGAACTCGGTAGAGAAGAATGGTGGAACGACTTGGAAATCTACGATAATTTTAAAACGACTTACAATGGCTGATTTTTCTAATATTAAAGTAGGCGATAAAATTAAGTATTACCCACGTTTGTGGGGCGACTTTCCGCATTTTGCAACCGTTACAAAGGTAACGCCAAAACAATTCGAAGATAGCAAGAAAGTCAGATTCCGCAAATCTGATGGTTGGTGCATTAGGGGCAGTTATATTAATTGTTCAATTGCGACAGAAGAAGATATTGCCGAGTTTAACAGATGTAAGCTCCGAGAAAAAATGCTAACGGAGGCAAGCACACTTTTGGGCATGGATAGTTTTAGTCATAAAGTTACCGACGAAGACGTGCAAGCGATTTACAACATTATTAACAAATATAGATAACAATATGATTGACGAAAAAGATATACGAAAGGCGGCAACGTTGACATACAATCCCGCATTGGATGCAGTTGCAAACTTCTCCGCAGGAAATGCTTTCGCCGCAGGCGTTGATTGGTTCAAGCACGCCATTTGGCACGAAGCAAGTGTAAAACCCGAAGGTAATGCTGTTATCCTATACCAATGGCTCGATGATAGAGGCACTATGGACGTTGGCATAGATGGAGTCTTCTCGGATGTTGAATGGGCAAAGTTTGTTGCGTATAATAGCATCACTAAGTGGTGTTACATAGAGGACTTGCTGCCGAATAAATAAATATCAAGCATATGAAACAGAGATATATAGCCGGTGATTGGGTGAGATATATAGGAGTAGCCTCACCAAGAGTCGTACAAATTACAGAAGTGAGAGAGGACAACCTTTTAACTGATCTCGGCAAATGTAACTGGTACCTTGCAGACCACAGTGAAGTGGAGCCTATCTCTTTAACTGTTGAAGTGCTAATATGCAACGGATGGAAATGGAGTGACGAACACGAAGAATTTGCCAAGCATGGAGTAGCGATATACCCTGTGGACAACGACTATCGCACCGATATTTTTAACATGAAAATACGGTATGTTCACGAACTCCAACATCTGCTATTCGGTTTGGGTTTGGATAATTTTATGAAGATGCCAAAGAATTATATATTGCCGAAAGGAGGTGAGAAATGAAATTCGTAAGCCAGCTTTATTATTTGCCATCAGCATGTGAAGTTATTCCAGATGCAGTAGCCTCCCCAAAGGATTTCGGTCAAGCACTTCAAAACTCAAATAAAAGAAGAAAGAAATGAGCTACAAATCAAGAATGAAATGTGACGTACGTCACATTATAAGCTGCGCTCTTTGCCCTCAGGTGTTTAATTGCCCTTATGACAAAAAAGATGAAAGAGTAGTATTTACAAAAGAATGCACAGGAAAATGATTAAACCAGAAAACCTAAGAATAGGCGACCTTGTAAGAACAAACCGCGATTGCGCATTTCCGAAAGGCACAATGTGCGTTGTTAACGATATACGTCCCGAGAAAGTCTATAAAGACAAAGTAGGTGTCGTCGGTCTAATCGCTACCTACGATGACGACGACGGACCTTGGGGAGCTTGGTGTTGTAGCATTGAAGGCATCTCTCTCACGCCCGAACTCCTCGAAAAGAACGGATTTAAGGAGGAGCAGCATCAAAAGGAAGGCACTTCGGAATGGTACGACTTCTATCATTACGACCTCGGCATTAATATTGTGTACGAGGTCGAAGAAAACAAGTTTGCCGCCTACCTTGACGGCAAAAAGTTACGAGAAATTGAATACGCTCACGAACTCCAACATATCCTTTGGGCGCTGGGCTTGAACGCAGAACTAAAAGTATAAACAAAGATATAGAGCATGGAGAACGTAAAGATTTTTGCCCAAACCATTGAAGCAGAGGCAAAGAAACAAATTGAAAAGATGGCAGCGAGCGAGGCGTATCGTGACTGCCAAATTCGCATCATGCCCGACTGTCATGCAGGCAAGGGTTGCACCATAGGCACGGTAATACAGACTGCTGGCAGGATTGTACCCAATACCGTAGGTGTGGATATAGGTTGCGGAATGTTGGTGTTCAAACTCAATAAGAAGGATATAAACCTATCGCTTCTCGACCGCATCATCAATGACAAAATTCCGAGCGGGTTCAGTGTTCACGACAATCCCATACCCGAAGCCGCAGGTAGAAAAATACATCGCATTTTGCGTGACTTGGATCGGATAACAGGGGGCTGTTTCGACCGTAGCTATATGGAACGCTCGCTTGGCACATTAGGTGGCGGCAATCACTTCATCGAACTCGACGAGGACGATGAAGGCTACAAATATCTGGTAGTGCATTCGGGCAGTCGCAATCTTGGCGTGAAGGTATGCCATTATTTTCAGAAGTTGGCACAGAAGAATGAGAATCGAAGTGGCGAGCGCAAACGCATTATAGAGGAATATAAGAGGTTGGGCATAGAGAGCGAGATAAACAACGCGCTGCGTCGCCTGGGTACCATACCTCCCGACCTTGCTTACCTCGAAGGCGAGAGTCTTTACAGCTATATCTTCGCCATGCAAGGCTGTCAAGAGTTTGCTTGTGCAAATAGATGGGAGATTGCCGCCACAATCCTCCGTGAGCTTCAAGTGTGGTTCCTGGATTCCTTTACAACGACGCACAACTATCTTGACGTTGATACAGGTATCATCCGTAAGGGAGCTGTGTGTGCCGAAAAATACCAGCAGCTAATCATCCCCCTCAATATGCGTGACGGCTCGTTGATATGTCGAGGTAAGGGCAACGAGGATTGGCTTTACTCTGCCCCACATGGTGCTGGTCGCCTTATGTCAAGAGCCAAGGCAAAGGAAACGCTCAGTATGGACGAATACAGCAAGGAGATGCAGGGCATATACTCTACATCCGTCTGTGAGTCTACAATCGACGAGTCGCCAATGGCGTACAAGTCTGCCGAAGAGATAGAATCGCTTATAGGCGACACGGTAGAGATAGTGAAGAGAATTAAGCCGATATATAACTTCAAGGCAAAATAACATAAATGCGTAGAGTATAACAAAAATATGAAACAGTACACTGGTACAAAGACAGTGAAGGCTATGCCTATGACAATGGGCGAAGCCTACGAGCGCAAGCTCTTGAAAGAGGGTGTAAGACCCTCTGAGTGTGAAACGGATAAGGCAGGCTATCTCGTAGAGTACGAGGACGGCTATCAGTCGTGGTCGCCAGCAGATGTATTCGAGAAGGCTTACAAGCCGTCTGAAACGTTTGTCAACAGAATGCTTCTTGAACTCGAAGACCTTGAAAAACGCATGAATAAATGCGATAACTTTCTTTCTTCGGATGAGTTCAGTGCTTTAGACGCACTTTCTCGTGCTTTGTTGACTGTGCAAAGAGGGGTGATGGGGCAATATTACTTTGTCTTGGCAGACAGATTTATAAAGGCAAATAAGATGAAAGTTAAGCTGTCCAATTTTACATTCGGCACGGCAGTACTTTATCTTAAAGCAGGCATGGCTGTCCGCAGAGCTGGTTGGAATGGCAAAGGTTTATTTGTTGTCAAGCAAGTACCTGCTCGTATTTCAGCCGACATTATCCCTAACATGCAGTCACTTCCTCAGTCTGCCAAAGACATCATTATGGCACGTGCTGAACCACACATTGCTTACACTAATCAGATGCTCATAATTCACCCAGACGGACGTGCCGACTCTTGGGTTCCGTCTTCGAGTGATGTATTTGCAGAGGACTGGGAGTTGGTAACTGAGTAATAACAATTTCTCCCCAGTGACAGTAGGGAGAGTAAAAAGAAGAGAATATGGCAGATATGGATTTGAATATACAAAGATGTGAGCAAGCTATAAAAGAATTGGAGGGTTGAGCAATGAGTATAGAAGACATTAAGAATTGTGAATGTGTGTCCTTTAGCACTTTAGAGCCAATGGATAACATAGATAGTGCAGAATGGTTCAAAGAGAATATTCTGCCAGATGATGTTGAAATCACACATGATGACAACAACTACTTCGAGGTTTGTGTGGAAGGCAAGAGCTATTCATGTAACATTTATGGTGACGGAGATTTCTATCATAATGTTGCTGATTTTAATTTATTGGAGGACAACTTATGATAAAAGAAGAATTAGACAAGCAAATAGATAGATGGCTAAAACGACGAGAAACAATCAAGCCTTTTATAGATAGAATGGAAATGTAAGGCGCGAGGAATTACTTCAAGATATGAAACAACTTCAAGAGGACTATATTAAAGCCTTACCTTTTAAAGTTGGAGATAAGGTTATAGATGAAGCTGGAAACGTAGGCTGGCTTTCAAGAATAGTTCCGCATCATACACCATCAGAAAAGTATATGCGAGCAACATTAGGTTTGACATTCTTCTTCTATATGGAAGAGAAAGACGGCACTCGTGCCAAGCATGATGTTTATACTTACGGACGACCAACTAAACTATAAATAATTATGACGAGAGAAGAAGCAAAAGAATTGCTGCCTGTATTACAGGCATTTGCAGAAGGTAAAGAGATAGAGTATAGAAGTAAAGGATTTGACGAAGAATGGAAGAAAGTAAACGAAATTCCTGGACTTTCGTATAGTTCTTTTGATTACCGCGTCAAGTCCGAACCCAAGTACCGCCCGTTTAAGGATGCAGACGAGTGCTGGCAGGAGATGTTAAAACATCAGCCATTCGGGTGGCTGAGAGAAAAGAAACGAAATGTGCGTACTCAAATTGGATTTATGCACACAGAGGGAATACAAGGAACCAGTGGCGGCTCTTCTAATTATAAGGCTTTCTTTGACTGTTTTAGTTTTGCCGACGGTGCTCCGTTCGGAGTAAAGGAGGAATAGCAATATATGTATGAAAAACTCGGAAAATTCGCCGCAACCATGACTTTATCATTATGGACGGTGGCATTACTACGTTTGATAGGATTCGAATTTTCAAAAATGACATTTTGGGTATTTCTCGCAATCTCATCAATCGGCACTAACTGGATAGTCGATAGGTTAAACAGTATAAACAAGAAATAGATATGAGAGAGATTAAATTCAAAGGCAAGCGTCTCGACAATGACGAGTGGATATATGGCGACTTACTACATCTCGTAGATGGAGTGTACATAAGCAACGATAACGGAAACAACATGGCGCAGGTAGTTCCTGATACGGTCGGGCAGTACACCGGACTGAAAGATAAGAACGGCAAAGAAATTTATGAGGACGATATTCTTGCGCATAACGGCAAGAATATTGGTTATGTAGCGAATGATATGCGCTGTTATTGTTTTGATTTAGTGTGCGCAGACACAGCAAGCACAAGTACATTGTCGTTGCACGCTGCTGTTGTCAACGATCATGAAGGCGATGTAGAAATTATCGGCAATATTAACGACCCAGTGGAGCTTTGAACCTAAAAATAAATAAAACAATGAGAAAAATTAAGTTTAAGGCTAAGCGGCTTGACAATCAAGAATGGGTTTATGGATATTTCTATGAGGAGAATGATAATACATACATTATCGAGGACTGCCAAAAGGAAAGCATGTTGAATAGAAATATTCCCTATAAGGTAAACCCCGATACCGCCTGTCAGTTTACTGGCAGTGTAGACAAGAACGGCAAGGAGATATACGAGGGTGATGTTCTGAATATTGGTCCAGCTTTTTGTGCCGTAGTTTGGGTAGAGAGTTTAGGCGGATTTTTCTTGCAGGAAGATTGCGCCAAACTACCAGGTGTCAAACCTTTAGGCGAGATGCTGCGTCGTTACGACCATGAGGTTATTGGCAATATCCACGACAGGTAGAAAGGAGGGTGATATGCAGGAAACGAAAATAACATTTAAGGTTCAAGTGACGTACGATGAGAGTCGTGTCATAATCACAGAACTGGCAATGACGCAACCTATAAGTTTCGGTGTTGCCGCAGGTATCTTTAGAAGCCTTGCAGACTTTCAGGAAGAATGGAATGAGGAACATGACATAGAATTCAAAGAACAATGACACAAGAAGAAGAGAATCAGCACATAAAGAAACTGAAAGACGCAGGATTTGACTGCGGTAGCAGCAGGTCAATACACGAAACTATACAGCTCTTAAAACTCTCAAAAGGAGAAACATGGAAAATTTAATAAAAACAAGCAACAATGAAACAAGCAGACTATATCAGACTGACGGCACAGATTGCCGTGCTGAAAGAAATTGCCGTTGATTACAGCGGCAAGACGATAGACAACATCATACAACAGCTGGAAGCAATCAGAAAGGAGGTGACGGATGAAGATTAGAAAAACAAAGAAGCGTTACAAATTAAAGTATCGTGTGTGGTTCCATAAAACTACTAAGGTGAAGTTTAAGAAGGTAAGCACATCAATCGAAACAGAACCACGCCAATACCCTAAAATGTGCGGCGTGTTTATTACGTACGAGGTGCGTGGGTGGTATCGTACGAGAGAGCTAATAACTCGATACGTGCGCATAAGAATTGGCGCAGCAAAAAAGTAAAACATCACATAAAATCAAATAACAATGAAAATACTCAAAGAAATCAAAGTTCCTACAGGTGAAATCTACACCGCAAAAGGAGACAAAGGCGTGTTGGAGTTTCTAACAGTAGCCGACTACGGAAAAGACGCAAACATCAAAGCCGACTTCCTCGGCATAACAAGAGAGCTGAATGGTGTGCCGAACGGAACGCCGATGCCCCTAACCGAAAAATGGGTGATAACAATCTCTACCCAGTACGGCTGCTCAATGAACTGCAAGTTCTGTGACGTGCCGAAAGTCGGACCGGGACGCAACGTGACACTGAACGACCTGCGCCACGAGATAACAACGGCATTAGGTATGCACCCAGAGGTTAATCACACCAAACGTCTTAATGTACACTATGCACGCATGGGTGAGCCGACATGGAACGAGGCTGTAATCGAGCACGCGCGTTTCTTATTGCGTGAGGATATTGTTCCTTACATCGGAAATTCGCTTGTGCATCCTGTAGTAAGCACGATGCTTCCGAAGCATAATCGAGGCTTAAACGACTTTATTCGTGAATGGGTTAGGGTAAAGAATATCGACTACAACGGAAACGCAGGCTTGCAGTTCTCCATAAACTCTACCGACGACGCACAGCGAGAATACCTATTCTCGGGAAACGCCTTGCCATTGAGAGATATTGCAGAACTTGCCGACACACTCGAAACTCCGCGCGGTCGCAAGTACACTCTTAACTTCGCACTTGCCGACAACTCTATCATTGACGGCAAGATACTTGCTTCGATGTTTGACCCACGCAAGTTCATGTGTAAGATTACACCGCTCCACCGAACAAACAGCTGCGAAGCCAACCATATTCAGACAAGCGGAGGTTACGACTCGTTTGTGCCGTACAAGAAAGTGGAAGAAGATTTGAAAGCAAATGGATTTGATGTAATCGTGTTCGTTCCGTCGTATGACGAGGATAACGGACTGATTACTTGCGGCAATGCAATCCTGTCCGGCAAGAAGCCGACATCAAGCTACAAAGAAGTGGTATTTTAATCTGATAAACAAAATGAGCAAAAAGAAAATATACATATCATCACCGATTACCGGCTATAACCTCAACGAGCGACACAAGTTTTTCGCTCGGATTGAAACAGAACTGACAATTCTCGGCTACAAGCCAGTCAATCCCATGAGTAAATCTTTGTCCGACTCTGCGCCGTACACGGAACACATGAAAGAGGACTTACGCCTGCTCCTCGGCTGCGACGGCATCGTCGTACCGAACCGATGGCGTTGCTCAAAAGGCTGTGAAACGGAACGCCGTGTAGCGGACGCTTGCGGAATACCCGTCGTAGGCGTGATAGGTGAAGCGCACGATTTGCAAATTTTAAACGCAATATAAGCATGAGCACAAGTCAGTTAATAAGCCGCACTCCGAGAAGGGCGTATATTATCGCGCCAAGTGTAAAGCAGAAAGAGGAAATACTAAAGAGCATTGACCGCTATTGTTCGCTGTATTACATCACAATGGGTTCTGCATACAACATTGCCCAAACAGCGATGATAGACGCTTACAACGCGATTAAAGAGGACAAAAAGCTATACCGTCAGCAGACAAAGCAAAGCATCAACAAGGCTCTTGCTGCTTACAACACATGGGATGCGAAGATGCGCTTTGTCCTCGCCGACCGCTATCAGCTTTGGCTTGACCTATCCGATGCGTCGGAAGCGGAACTGAAACCGCTCGTTACAACGCTCTATTACTGCATCGACAACTACTTCTTGAAGAATAAGGTGCCGAAAAGCAAGATAATCGCCCGTATGGAGACGGCAATGGTGCTGATAGATATTGCGGTAAACCTATTTAAGAACTTGTTTGATAACATCCAAAAGAAAATCGGCAAGGACTTGCGACCGATGTTCAGTGATGGCAACGCACTGGAGTTGCAACAAAATTGGAACAATGCCATGCAATCCGTCATAAACTCGGTACCAGGAATGCCCGACGTTGACATCAACGATGATGCGGACAGCGTTCAGGCAGCAAAGAATATCGTAACGAAAATCTCGAACGAGAATATCTATGATCGCGCAGGAGAGTATGCGTTGCAGATGAACCCAGAATATAAACCAGAGGATTACGGAGAATAGGTTAATACCAACCGCGCACGGACAGCAGGAGTAAAATCTTGCTGTCCGTGCGCGGTTTTTTGTTATTTGTCTTGCAACGTAAATGCCCGACCATACAGCAGCATCGTAAGAATAATCAGCGTGTAGTCCGCAATCTTTGTTGCTTCGGAAATACACAGCGTGCCGTGCCCAAGCCTTATCAGAATAACTCCTGCAAGATACAGGAACGGTATTCGCCACACCCAGCCGAATTTGAAAAGAAAACTTGCAGGCAGTAAAACGGCAGGCAGTACGACATAAGCAAGTACATATACTGACGCAACCAAAACGGCGTTCTCGTTCAGAACCAAACCTATTGACGCTGCATTATGGTGAAACCAATGCACGCCGAACCAGTGTGAAACCATAAGAAAAATCGGTATTGCCCTAATACCAATCCTATAAAACCAAAACAATTTTTCGGCAAGCGTATTTGTTTTTATTGTTTTCATACCACTAAATTTATCTTACGTGATTAATATATTCTTTAATTCGGCAATATCATCTGTTGTAATGGCTATACTCTTGTTGCTGCCAAACAACAAGGCAGAGATAATACCGTCTGGCATATCAATAGAGATACATCCATCGCCTATTGTGCCATGAAGAAGCCCGATATCAAAAGGCTTTTTCTCCATCGCTTTCAGTATTTGCATCGCGTCATCGAAAACAGATTCCGCATCAACAACTCCATTTTCATCAGCGACAAACAGGGATAGATTGTCAATTTTCTCTTCCCATTTTTCCTTGTTCCGACAAACGATATTGTGCGCTGCTCGCTTCATATATACAGAAGGTATAGCAAGCGATGGATTACCTTTTATCATTTCATCTATTCTTGCGTCTATCCATGTTTCTATTGATGGAGCAAGACGTTCTTTCAGTTTTTGTAAGTTCATTTCTTATTGCCTCCCTTCTTTGCTCCTTGAACCATGACAAGATATTCCTGCCAAGTCTTATCACTATGGTTTGTCATATAATCGTTGAGCATAGCTGATTTTTGTTCCTCTGCTTGCGCTACTTCTTTTCTCAGTCTTTGCATCAAAGACAAATGTTTCTTTAACGCTTCCTGTCCTTGCTGGGTGCTTTCAATGCGAGGTCTTATAATGCGCAATTCCTCATCTTGCACAAGTTTTGAGACATACTGCAAGCTATCGACATATTCCTGATTTTGCATCAAGTACTGACGTTGTGCGCCCGTAAGATTGTCTTCAATCTTGTCAATCTCATCCCATAAAGGGGTGGAAGACTGCTGTGCTTGCATATTGATAGATGCTCGCTTCTGCTGTATTGCCTCATACATCTTCTGTAGCTCGGCATCCATCATCTGCGGCTGCTGCTGGCCTGTACCCATATCCAATAATGGGCTGTTTCCAAAATTCATCATAATCAATATCTTTAAGTTGGTGATATGTTATAGAGAGATGAGAGGGCATCCACCAACGAGGGCAAACACCCCTCACCAACTCATTTTTTCTTAGTCCGTCTAACCGACTTCCTTACAGCTCTGTTACGCTCCTGTAGTGGGAGTGGATGTAGCAGCACATCCGCAAAAGTTTGCGGATGGAAGAACTGTAACAGTAGGAGTGCTCTGGAGTCCGAGGACACCATCAATCTTGCGGCAGCACTTCTCGTTCACGTAAGCCATCATCAGCTTCTCCTTGTAAGGAGTGAGGGCTTCCATAACAGCAACCTTCTTGTCGAGGTCACAATACTTAGCTTGCAACGCATCGTACTGGTCTCTCTGATTCTTGTACAGGCCGAAGTCCGCATCAATCTGAGACTTGTAAAGACCGAACTCAGCCTGCATTGCACGGCGGTTCTCAGCGTTGATAGCATCTGTAGCACCCTTGTACATAGAGAACTTCTCTGCGATGTCAGTCTCACGCATAGCGTAGAACTTGTTAGCGGTGTCGAGCTTTAAACCGAACATGTCGGTAAGCAGCTTCACCTCATCAGCGCATTCCTTCTCCATTACCTGCAAGGCGGTTGGCTGATTTGAGCTTGAGTTAGCTCCGTAAGTGTTGATGTTTACATTCTCAGGCATATTGCTGCCACCGAGAGAACCAAACACGCTGCGGTTGTTACCGCCAAGCAACCAAGCACCAGCACCGAGTGCTGTGCCGATGATACCAAGGGTAAGACCGGCATTACCTGTTGCCTTAGGAGCATACTCATCGTGCTTCTTTCCCTCTTCGTAGATTTTCTTCTCTACTACTTTTGCATCTGTCATTTCCATAATACAATCTTTTGAAATCCTCAATATTAACTAACACTATTGTAACGTTACACCGCAAAGTTAGCGAGTTACGACGGATAATGTTATAACACGCTCAAAGATTTTGTATTATGCTGATAATCAGATATATAAGGTGATAGTCGGTACTATCACATCGTAAGACATTCTTTCCAATGTTTGAAAAATTGGAAAGAAATGGAAACAAAAAAAGAGAAGCCTCTTTACTTGCCTCTCTTATGTTTTAAAAAGTGAAGAATGTCCCACTTTTTCCAGTACCGTGTGTGTCCGCGCTTCTTGCACTCACCGTTCGGTATCTCGCCACGCTTTACCATTCTATTTAGTGTTGCATCGCTAACGCAAAGTCTGTCCTTCACTTCCTCTGCGCTCATCATCGGGTTGAGCATATTAGGAAGTATATCCTGGCAGAGTGTTTCTATGTCATCATCACTCATACCGCAAGCCGTCACTTTCTCGCCGTTGCGCTGCTGCTCGTCTGCCTTAAAGCACGAATTGGCAAGCGATTGCAACAACGTGCCGAGCATCTTGTAGCCGAAAATCTTTCTCATAGCATACCTGTTTTAGCTGAACATTCTTTTGCCGAGCTTTGATTTACAGCAAAACCAGTCGATAGCTCCGTAGACATACAGCAACAACGTGAACGCCATGATTGCGAAATGCGCCATCACCATCTCATTAGTCGTGTACCAACTCCAATATACAAGATGTATGGAGTTGACACCGAAGTAGTAGAAGAACGGTATGCGATACTTCCAACATGGCCAAAAGAAGCGTGACGCAAGAATAATAACCATTGGTAGTATATACACCATGATATAAATGAACGCATAGCACGCCCAGTTCGCCTTGTGTACCTCAAACATCTCCTTTGGATTGCGGCTAAAGTCAAACATGCCGTACATGTGCGCCGTCATTATGAGTATTGGAACCCACTTGCAGAACCAGCGGAAAAACCGCAATATTCTGCGTGAATACTGATTGCCGGACTCTGCCAGCAAAGACATAATCTCCGATATGTCCTTACCCTTCACAAGAGCAAGAAACATCCTTTTATCATCATCGTTCATATTGATTTTATTTAATTTAATATAACGTTGATTAGTTTTATTTGATGCAAGTTAGTCATTTATTTTCAAAGTTGTATGTTTTGTTGTCTTTATTTATATTTATTTAAACACAGTAAAAAACGCAAGTCTTTAGCTCATGGGTAGTTCACTTAAACTCCTTGCCTATCCATCACGGACGGGCAAGGCTCCTAAAAACAATTTACCTTAAACTAAAAAACTAATAACTAACCAATCAACATATTATCTTCTTCTGTGTATCAGCCAAAGCAGCAGCGAGATTAAACATAGTACCACCGCTCCGACCGCTATCTTTCCTGCGAACATCTGCGTCCGCTCCCACCATGTAGCCTTACGCTCAACTGGCACCGGCACTGGAATTGAGTCCGCTCGTAGGATAGACTTGTATATTGTGTCCGTCTTAACGCTCACTCTGTCACGCCATTTGTACACATTCTTTGTCTTGTATATTGTATCACCTATCATATAGCTCTCGACATATATAGAGTCATGTACGCGGAACGTATCGGCTGTGTAGTTGGTCTTATACAACGTGTCCGTCTTGTTAATCACTCGCTCCAACACAACAGGCTTCGGAGTTGTGCAGCTCGTTACCACAAGCAGGAGCAGATTCAGCATAGAGCCGACGATGATAGTGAAGCCGTAGCGACAAATATCGTCCCACTCAATACCCGGTAGCTTATAACGCTTCCATTGATAAACCTCACGCAGCACCATTACTGGTAGTGCAAGAACGCCTACGAACACCGAAGCCAAAAACCAACCGATTGCGCCTTGTCGGTTTCGCTTAATCTCGTCGTAGCCTTCATCGACCATATCGAGCTGCGCTGCCTTGTAGAAAATAAAGAGCGTTGTTACTCCCAATATGATGCAGTTCAGCAACATCAGTATTCCTCTTATATCCATACACTTTTACTTTTGACATTATTATTAATCCGTTTCTTCTCTCCCATAGTCACGTGGCGGTTTTCGCTTCATGCACCCATTTATCGTACACTCGTTCCATTGGAGCTCGCGCATTCTCATAAGAAGCGTGTTCTTATCGTCTTTGAGCTGACGTATGGTCGCACGCTGCTTGCCAATGTCGTCGTAGAGCGAGTCTATTTTGTTATTGAGTCTTGTGCGCTCCTCCATGTGCTCCTCATGCTCATGGTCGTAAAGGTTGTGCCATTCTTGAGCATAAGCCATTGCGTTCGCGTCTTCGTCTTTCTGCGCAGACGCAGCTTCCTTTCGTTTTCGAGAGTTGTAGTAGAGGAGTTGTCCGACGATGCCGCTGCTTACAAGCAACGTTATAATCTGCAATACTGTATCCATTTCGCCTCCTTTTTACTCTATTGTGATATAAATCTGTTCTCCTCTCTCGTCAGCAGCCTTCAGGATAGGGTAGAGCATACGGAACGTAGCCGTTGAATTGAGCACCTTGCCCCTCTCCTTATTCTCGCCGACAAGGATGCAGCCCTCCGTGTCCTTCGCGGTGTTGCCGCAGTGAATAAGCACGCCTTGATAGCCAGGTGTATTGCACAACCTTGGCAGTCTACCTTTGCAGAACTGGTACTGCGCCCGACCTCCGAAGCGTGGCGATACCGTCTTCATGTCTACGAGGTATCTGCCCGTAGGTATAGCGGTTTCGCCTTTAATCTTCACTCCGCATATCTGCGCAACTGACATATTAGATGTCAGTCCTCTGTCCTTGTCTTCAAGAGTGTCGCAGACGTATGCGCCATCTATATACATCTTGCCGATGGTATATGTCTCCTTCTTAGCTATTCGTCTTACTTTTACTTCCATAATTTTATCTTCTTTACAAAATTAAATACTTGATTAACACAAAAACTCTTAACAGATGGAATAAATCTTCCACATATTTGTTTGCCGAGTCCGTTTTTTTTTGTAACTTTGCGATGCATAGATGGGTATTCAGATCCCTAAATCAAAGCGATGTCGCATTGTTTACAAGGCTTAGGATACCTATCTATGCCTTTCTTGGATTTAAATAGAGACCTATGCGTCTAAAATAAAAATCAAAACTTACCTTTTTTGAGGAATGACCGTCTTTTAAGACGATTCGATACAACCCCGGTCTTTCTTGTCTTGATACAGTATCAATACCGCTCAAACGCTTCCAGCGAAGACACGAGCTTGTCATTCCATATTGGAGCCTATATTTTTTACTTTTCGTGTAGGATTTTTTGTGATACACACTAAAACGTGTTCTATTACACAGTTCCTTTACAGTGATTCTGTTTACATCTCCGATATTAAGAGTGCGGTTCCACACTTTGCGTCCTGCCACATACTCATATTTCGTACCCATACCCTTGATGGTGTTAGGACATTCCTTGCCAACGAGCCATACCTCACACCTCCGTGTTGTGGGGTCATACGAGTACTTCTCCACTTTCCATTTATGAAATCCGTTTCTTTTAGTTAAAAAATTAAAAAGAAAATCACTAATCTGAAAAAGATAGAACTTTTTTAATGTTATATATTCACTTTCCCAGTTATAGCGATAATGCACGACAACATCATCTATATCCATTTTAAAAGGGAACAACAAAAAAATGTTGCGGTCACGGAACACATACCAGTTCTCTGCATCCAGCACATCACACGACTTACATCTTATCGCCTTGCCGATCATTATCTGCTTGCGCTTTTTTACTTTGGGGGGAATGTTAGGTTTCAAACTTGATTCCCCTGGAGGCAGTATCACAAGGGCACCGCTGATCACTTCGTCACCCAATGTAATATCGCTGCTTGCGTTATTGTCCACGATGGCGAACTGCTCATACTCAAAACTTCTCCAGTTGGCACCTTTCCATCTGCCCGTCACCTCCAAGGCGTAAGTGCCTAACGATAGTGTTGTGCCGTCAACGTCAGCCAAAAGCACATCATTAGACTCCTTGTCGATAGTGTAAGGGAGTGTGGTACGTTTGTACTGACTAACGACGTGTACTGCGATGTCGGTGCAATCAGTCAACGGGAACGATACCTGTTCACCATTGACTATTTTCTTTACTGGTATGCGCAACGTGAAATCGTTGCCTCTAACTATTTTCTTCATATTATTTTGTGTTCTATTGTTGTACTTTATATTTAACCATAAATATTTCCATTCCACCCTACGGCGGTTAAGCGGTTGGGGTTAGCTCCACTCATAGAATTGCCAAAAGTAGTCGTAACCTCGCAAGTCGTGATAAGTCTTTCATTTGAGGAAATTTCATTGACTTTTAGAGTTCCAGTTGAGGTCGTTGTTCCTCTTTTGTTTATTATACCTCCTCCATGTACAACGAATGCAACGTTTGCGCGATTCTTGATTATTAGTGTTTGTCCAACATATTGTAACGCTTCGTCGGTTGACACGCCATGAAGACTATTCAAACTATCTTTAGGATTGTTGAATGGCAATACAAGATCAACCTGCGAGGATTTAAAGTAATTATTGAAATCACCTTGAAACTCCACGAACGAGCCCGCATTAGTAAAGTCGAATAATACAACGCTTAAGGAAGCTGCGGGTATTCGGTATTGGTCTATGTTCTCTGGTGTAATAATTGTCTTTTTCTTTTTGACAAAACCGCCAAACAGACCTGCGCCAACCTCTAACAAACCTTTCTCATTAACGCTTGCGGTTGTCTCGCCGCTATTGTTGCGAATCTCGAACTTGTCCGCCGTTGCCGTTATCTTGCCGTTCTCGATGTCGATGCCCGTGCGCAGTATCTTTGCAGCAATACCACTGTCTTCGATAAAACCACTCTTGCCCTCTATCCAGTCGGTAGGAGTTGCACCCACCTCCAACTTCGGCATTGTCACCCACGCCTTTCCGCCTTGCAAACAACGGATTAAGACATAATTAGGTATGCCAGTGCCCTCAGAACGCCAGTGTACCCAATAACGCTTCCACTCGCTTGTGAGAGAGAAGCGACGACCTCCGTCGGCGTTGCTCGTTGTTGTATCGCGCTCGCTGTCTTCGGCGAATATGCTTAGATTAGAACCACTCCACATGTATGCGTCGATGCTGCCGGAACCTTTTGCCATAAAGGATAATATGTAGTCCTCATCTTTCTTGATGATAGAACTAACGCTCCACTGCGCCATCTCAATGTATTTGGAGGCTGCGTTGGCATATATTACCGAGCATCCGTTGTTGTACGACTCGTTAGTGACCACTGACGCATCCATTCGCATCAGATTGCCGGATTTGGCGAACGTGCGCGTGTTGTCGAGAAGATTGCCCCCGATGTAGTCGTAATCGTCAGGCGATGCGCTCCAACACACAAAGTCCTCCGCAGTACCCTCTATGAGGATAGGGTGGGCGATGTATACCTGCTGACTCGCAGTAGATGCGTTAGCCTTTAGACACGCCACGGAAATCCACTCATAAGGGGCGTTCGCTGCAACGGTAAAGGTTTTCTGGTAGAGATACCATCCGTTGCTTGGCGTTATCGTTACTACGCCTAAATTCGCACTGCCGTTAGGACCGGTATATCCACCTGGTCGCGACGTGTCGGTTGCCGAGCTGTGCCATATCGTCTCGCCCACAACTTCTACTTTGGCTGACTTTGTGCGAGCCCAAAACGCCAGTGTGTACGTTTTGCCCTTGGTGACGTGTATGTTGCGAGAGTTTGCTGCTCCACCCCATTGCACACCGCCTGCCTTGGCATCGGGTGCGAATATCACATTAGCACCCTCATGCGCCGATGTGCGATATATCTTAGAGCGTAGAAGAAAGCAGCCTTCGCCTTGCTTGCGGAACAACGAGCCGACGAGCAGGTTACGTCGCTCGGCAAGAGTGTAGCCCACCTTCATCGCTATCTGTGTAGCGGTCTGTGTTATAGAAGAGCTAACCGTTGCTATTTGGTCGTTTACATCCTTCTTGGTAGAGTAGTCTCTCCTAACCTCTGTTCTTATATCATTTGCGGTCTGTGTTATCTGCGACTGCGTGCTTTTTATCTCGTCGTCAAGCTCTTCTTTGTTTCTGTTGACCGTTGTTCTGAGTCCATCCACGGACATTACAAGCTCCGCAAACGACTGCGTGCTTTTTATCTCGCCATTAGCCTTGCGCGTAATGAACCTGAACTTATCGGCTATGGCGAACATATCCTGACGCGACAGGACAAAGACCTCCTTGTTTTCTAACGAGTAGCTATCTACGCCTTCGTACATCTTTAACGATGGTGCATCCGCTCCGTATGCCGACAAAACAACGACCGACTGGCGAGCCGTGTCCGTCGTATTGCCCATCTGTACAAGCTCGTCACCTGCCTGCGGAATATCGCTGCCAGTATCGCAGAAATCAGCCAACACATCAATGAAATCTTTGCCTACCTTGTACACCTTACGCCAGTAGTATCTGTTCTTCACGTTCTCATTCACGCCCTCCTTGACGTTGAACGTCTGACAGCGCACAAGGTCGCCCTCGACGAACTGGTTTTCTATCTCCTCGTCGCCTTTCTTTTGCGAGAAGTAGCAGCGGTAAACATCGTAGCGCAGAGGAAGAGCTTCATATTCGGGAAGATATACACCTTTCTCGAAATAGACCACATTGCTAATCTTCATAGCAGCAGGCGACAGAACAATCTCACCACCTACGCTTTGAAGCTCTCGGATTACGAGCCTTACGAACTCCGCCGCCTTGCGCACAAGCAGTCGGTCTACCTCCAAGTAACTGTCACCACTTCCGTTGTAATAGCCAAGTTTGAAGCCAGAGCCGAGCGCACCCGAACGGAACGCAGCCGACACAATCTCTTTGAGGGTTGCGATGCCGTCAGAGGAGATGCCGAGAGGGTTATTGTCGCTTTGTTCGCCGAATGCGATACCTTCCCAAAAGCGGATAAGTTTTTCTGCTACATCTGTCTTGACCTTCGACAGAAAATACTTTGAACCTTCGCTTTGGATGTATTCCTTAACTTGTGCGGGCGTAAAATCTCCTGTGCTATTACTTATGGCCGTTATCTTGTTTTGTATTTTTTGTAGCGCACCAACCTCTTTATCATTGCGCAATGATACTTCGTAGGTTGGTATCGCCCCTTCTTTCTCTGTTATGGAGAGACTATCAATTATAACGTCTGCGCTGATGCCAAAATCCTCGTCGCTAAACTGAAATATATCCCCTTCTTTAATAGTATCATGTAGACTCTTTGTAGTACCAGTGGTATCCTCCATGGCCTCGTCGTGTTGGCGGGCCATGTAAATTTCATCTATTTTCGGAGCATAGGTATGCTTGGTGTGGTCGTTTTCTATAAGCCAGGCAATGGCGTAGCGCAGTAGCTTTTCGGAAGCAGCCTCGACATACTGTACAGGCAGTTCGATTCCCGACAATACGAAATGGTCGCCAGCGTTAATCTGAAAGTCCTTGTACGGAAAATACAGGCCAATATCCTCAACGCGCTGCAATGTCAAAACCCACTGCCCGCTTTCTTTTGTACTGCCACTCACCTTGAATTTACGTCCTGCACACATTCCGTCAACCATTGTAACAGAAAAGTCACTTTGTTTCAGAGCGTTAATGTCAAAGTTTAATTCTTTTTTTAGAGTGAGTTTAAACCCAGGAACTGTTGCGCCTTCTTTGAATACACCATTATCTTCGATGTTTGAACCAACTGCAATTTCGTCAATACGCACACCGTCTACTTCCATTTCCTTGATAGTGGGATATATCTCAACGGTCTTTTCCTTTACATCTTCGGTGTCAAAAAACACGCTACCGGGACGCACACCGATAACGTCTGCCGCAGGCGACTCTATCCACGGACGGTCTGCACGCTTAGAAAAGCGCAATTTTGCACCTGTTGGGTTTAATTCTTTATGCTTCTCGGGGTGGTTATTCCACCAGTCTTGTAAGGATATAGAAGGAAAACCAGGTAGCATTAGGTTAAAGCACGCCATATTGTTTGGCAGATGCGCGCCAGCTGCATAATCCCTCCTATTAGAAGGAAAGGCTTCTTTGTTGACACCGCTGACGAAATGCACCCTACCTGCTTCTTGTATCGCAGCAAAGCACGCTTTAGCTTCTTCTATTGTAATATCATATCCTTTTCCGCCTAATATCTGTAAACTAATGTGATTATGGTAATAAGGCTCTACGCCAACATTGACCTTGGCTTCAACAACCATTCCACCATCATGGATATTCACAGAGTATGTATCATATCCTGGACCACCGCCAATTCGATACGTAAAATATACGGAAGCACGCTCGACGGGTATGTCGTCGATATAAAATTCTATATTGCAAATTTCACCATAAACTTCGTTTTGTATTACGCGAGAAGGCTTAGACCAAACCTCCATATTTAGTGTTGCATAGTATCTGTCAGGAATATTTTTGTCAGAACCGTATGCTCTCATACGTGTAACTATTTGTTGGTCTGCCTCTGCATCTTGATTTACTTCGTACAAGCCGTTGCCTTTTCCGTATTTGAAAACATTACGTGTTGGCAGTCCTGACGTACCAACAAACACTTCTCTGTTGCGCGTTATGAAGTTTACATCGAACTGGGAGTTTACCAACGCAAGGCCTTCCCACACCGTCTGCTTGTCGATACTAATGGATGTTGATGTTATTTTGGTATCAGAGACTCCCGTGTTGTCGGGATTTGACGTATCACCTCCATATATCTCCTCCCATCTTGCTGCGTTGCATCCTCTCGCATTGCTTCTGTTCCAGTTGCGCGAATAGAATAGCCATTTGTTTCCGCCAACTTGTTCATTCATACACGCCTGCAAACGGTCGAGTAAGTCATCCAACGACTCCACGTAGAATTGGAAGACGGGCAGGGCGGTATAATGTAGCTCGTTATCGTTTAAGACTACATCTAAAAATTCTGCTCTTGCCAGTTCGTCAGATAAAGAATTGAATTTTACATCTTGGTACTTGAACGAATTGCCGAGTGCATTTTTACGGCCTTGTTTCGCCTTGCCTGGGTCGTAGTTTAATTCAAAACGTTCATTTCGATATATTAGATAATCACCAATTTCAAAGTCTATTGGAGCCTCATTCTCTATAGATACAGATACCGAGCATTCGCCCATCCACTCGCCGTCGTATTTCAGCGAATGAACGGAAATTTCCTTGCCGTTGGTGTCACGCGGCGGCGTGCTGTCCTTATGATAAAGTTTCCATTCCATATCTCTATTTGATTAATGTTACTTCCGTTACGGGGTCTTCAACTCTCAACACTGTAGAGAACTTTACCACATCTCCCTCGTCGTCGCGGTGCAGGTCTGCGTCGTCGGATACCTTCTTGAGGCGGATGTGTCTTCTTCCTACCTTAGTCCAGTCGCAGTACATCTTCATCTTCATACCGCTTCCGTCGCGTCCGCTGAGGTAGTTCAGAAATTTTCTTATTACTGCGTTAGCTGAAAACTTGTCACCCTTGCAGCACCATTTTACGGTCATGTCGTATGCTGTGAATTTAAGGCTGTCACCGAGGTATGCGTCTTCTCCGTTTTCATCCTTCCAATCCCTTACCACTGGCTCCTTGACCTCCATGCCAATGTCGAACGGTATGGAGGCGCACCACACATCAAAGTCAGCTACGGTTTCTTTTACCACCGCTCCAGTCTGCTCTTTTTGTATAAAGACATTGTAGTGTTGCATAAATATACATAATTTTCTCCAAAAATAATAAAAAGCGGATAATTATACAAATTAATATATAACTATCCGCGATTTTAACAATAAATATACACTTTGTCAGCTAATATAGAGCTTTTTTCTGCCACTTGTAGACACCGCGTTCATCCAATCCATCATCCGATCGAGCTTCTCGTTACGAGCTTCCGCGAGCATGACAATCTGCGTGAGCTGCCCGAGCTGCGCTTTCTGTATCTGACCCATTTCGGGAAGACGCATCTTCAATAGTTCTCCGATGTCCTTGACCTGCGCACGATTAACACTCACGTCAAGACGGATGGCATTGACGTAACTTGCGAGAATATCCGCAGTTTCCTCAGTGATATTCTTGATGCCGTTGGTCACACTTCCATCGCCATTTTCCGACAAGTCGAGTCCCATGTTCTTCAAGCGTTCGAGGATTGCCGTGATGTTCTCGGCTGCATTGTTGGTGCCATTATACAGGTCATCCGCAACCTTAACGACATCTTCTGGTTCAAGCTTTCCTTTCTGCTTGATTATTTCCGTCAGATTGTCAAGCGGCCCTTGCAGCGCAACCTCCATTACCTTCTGAGAGACGATGTTTTTGGTAAGGTCTTTTACCATTTCTTTTGCCTTCTTCTTGTAGGCATCAATAGCGTCCTCGCCTTTTGACCATGCGCTTACAACTGCGTCGGTTAATTGGCTTGCCCACGCCTTCATGTCTACGCCATAGATGTCCTTGAGAAAGTCCTTTGCAAAATTGTTAATGGTCGTTTCCATCTCCTTGATTTGCTGCTTGTAGTCGGCAATCTTATCCTTGTCCTTCTTTTTCTTGCCCTCCTCAGCGTTTAACTGCCTCTGCATTTCATCCTTCTGTGCCATGAGGGAAGCCTGCTCAGCGAGGTAAGCGTTGCCTGGGTCGGATAGGGATTTTTTAGCAGTAGTGTACGTATCAGAGGAATATTGGCTCTTTTTACTCTCTCCTCTTGCTGCTTTTTCGTAAGAATTAGTAACGTTGCCCAATCTTTTACGTGTATCCGCATCCATTTTGTAGGAATAGACACCGCCAAGGGTATTTTCAATCGCTGTCTTTACATCGTTGCGCAAGCGCTCAAGTTCTGTTATATTTCGCTCTGCGAGTTTGATTTGGCGTTCTAACTTTGCATCGTGCGCCGCAGCAAATGCCTTAAATGGAGAGGTGAAGATGCCAACAAATCCTTGAAGAACACCGCCGACATTGCCAGACATAGCACTTGTGACCATATTTGAAATGGAACTTGAAACACCGCCGAGAGAATTAAAGAATGCCGTTGCATCTTGCCATCCGTCGTTTTCTGTATCAACGCCAAGAGCACTCGCTGTGTCCTTAATATCATTGAACGTGGCGACAATACTTTGGATGTTTTCATTGATTTTACTTGCTGCGGCACTGACATTCGCCATAGATTCCTTGAACTCATTGGCGGCCTTAGCCTCTTTTTGACCCTGTTTGAGTTTCGCGTCACCCTTTTCTTCCTTTTCATGCCCCTCAAGCATTTTAGCAACGATTTCATCGGCAGCATCAAAATCCAAGTTTGAGAACGCTTCTATTAGCTCCGTGTTAGCCTCCTGCTGCATTCTCTCGCCCTCCTGCTTCAATGCCGCTCCAGCTGTAATTTTCTCGTTGGCGTTCTTTACTCTCTGTTCGGCGACACCACTAAGACCAGAATTAAAGAAGTTTTTCTTGCCACTTGAGAGTTTGTTCAACTGCTCGTCAAGCTGCTGTATCTGCTTGCCGTACTCGCGAGCGTCAATGGTTCCGTCAGCAAGTGCCTGGTTAATGTTCTCGCGTATCTGCGAAGCGATTTCGGATGCCCTGTCCATGCCGAGCTGCGACACCGCTCCGAAGAACGTGATATAGTCACTACTCTTGTTGAAGGCTTCCGTCTTAGCAGAGTTCACTTCCTTGTCCCGTTGGCGCGTGTAACGAGAAGCAAGACCATAGTTTCCCGCTTCTTCCGCTTGTGCAATAGGCGTTTCATACTTGGCGTAGATGGCGGCTATCTTCTCCTGCGTGCTTGCTGTCTGTGCGATGATGTCCGCAGCCTGCTGCAAGCTCTTGACATAATTGTCCTTTACCAAGGTCGTTATCTTCTGCCAAGCCTCAAGAGCGAGAGGCGTGTCCTTATACAGAACCTTCGCGTCGGCTTCGGTCATTCCGAGGTTGACATCGTGACCGAAGTTCTTCTTGAAGTCCTCCGCCATCTTTCTTGTCTGCTTGTTCCACACTGCGCCGTCTTGAAAGGCGAGCTTGGCGAAGTCCAGACTGCCGGTCTTCTCGTATAGTTCTTTCTGCAAGTTCGCCTGCTTCACGCCTTTCTCCAGTGCCTCCTTGAAGTTTGAAGATACGCGCTCCCATTCCACCTTGTCGACTTCTGAGTACTGCCACTCTGCCTTCTCGCGGTTGACTTGCGTACGAAACTTCTTGCGGTCGGTGGTATTCCAGAAGCCGCGGCCAGGCATCATTGCCTCAAGACTCTCCATATACTTGGAAAGGTCTATCTTCTTCCAGTCGAGGTTGGGGAATAGGCTCTTAACCTTTCCTATAGCCTCGCTCTGCGTGTTTCCTATGCCAATGTATTTCTGGTACCACTGGCGAGCGGCCTTGAAATCTTCAAACTGCTGACGAAGCGACTCAAGAGCGGAGTCTTTCTTCGTGCCTTTGTTCTTATCTTTCTTTGCGTCGAACAGATTTAATTCCTTTGCGGTCTGTTCTGCCAGCTGCCACTCCTTTTTTAATTCATCCTGCCGTTTTGATTTTGCTTTTTTTGCAGCTTCGTATTCCTTCTTTTTCGCAGCTACATCAGCGTTAGCGGCTTCTCTTGCTTTAGTCCACGACCCCTCCTTTCCCCAAGATTGCGCAAATTTCTGCTTCTTCGCTTGTGTTTCTGGGTCACCAACGCCAAGTGGCATTTTTGGAAGATTGCCAAGAAGCTCATTTTGAACATCATTAAACTTACTATCTTTAAAAACAAGATTTATAACAGCCTCGAAGTTGGACGCATCAAGCAGTGCCTGTAAAGCCTTTTCAAATTCCGGGTATTGCCCCGTAAGCCCTCTTTTTGCATCTTGCATCAACTCTTCAACTTTCGCCTTTTCGGCTTCGTTGAGAGTTTGCCCCGAGCGTATTTTTGTTGCAATAGTCGGAGCAATACTGTCAAGCAAATCGCTAAGTTTGTTTTTAGCCTCTTCCTGTAACCATGAGTCTTTATCTCCAATGCCAAATGCTTGTAAGACCGATGCTCTTATCATGTTGGCTCTACTCTCTGGTATTTCCATGGAAGCAAAAATGTTGCTCATGGCTTGCATCGCAGCAAGGCGCATAGTTTCGTCTTTAGAAATATCTCCGAATTGTTTAAGTATAACCTTTTTTATCGGATTTACCATGTCGCCCTTCTGATAAGGCTGTAAACCTTTCCATGCCGCGCTTCTCGCAGATGCAAAGTCCATGCCCTTGTCACTCATATTTTGGGCGGTTGTCTTTTCCAGTCTTTCATAGTTTCTGTTTGACCGTGTTATCGCCCCGCTAAAGTCCGAATAATTATCGCGATTTCCCATTTTGGACTTAGCAATCATCTCTGCATCACGCAACCTCTTTAATTCCTCATCAAGATATTTCAGACGCTCCTCATGGCTTTGCTTCTCGTCAGCCTTCATTACAAGATTGTTGTAATTGTAAGGCTCAAGTTGTTTTAGCTTTTCTTTGTATGCGTCAATTAGGTTATCAACCTCCTTTATATCCCCTCCGGATAATACCTTTGCGGTGTCATTTTCGCGCAAAAAGTCGTTTAGCTGTTTTATGCGGTCTTCAATTTCGTTCGCTGTTTGATTAATCCTATTCGTTAAATCAGCACTCTTTGTGTACATATAAGATATACCCATCGTAACGCCAGTAATAATCAGGCCAGGCAATCCGCCGACGGCAGCGAGCAATGTCGCTCCCATAGTCCTTGCGCCAGCTGTGAGTATTGCGAATGCAGACATTCCTTTAAGTGCGAACGTTCTCCAAAAACCACCTGTAGTGGCGAATTGTATTTTTAGATTTGTAAAGTAAGCGTTCGTTCTTAATTGCAATCCAATAAAAGCGGCTTTCGCTTTATTCCACCATCCACCATTCTGTCTCGCCTCTACGAGCTTGCGGCGCGAACCAAAGGTTCCAGTACCCGCAAAATCTGTCATGCCGTCTTTGTATATAGATCTGCTTATCTGCCCATTTATATACATTCTTTCGAGGTCGACCTTTTTAATCGCTTTCGCTAAAGAAAGTGCTTTTATATCCTCTGATGTGATAAGCTTCTTTGTAGCAAGCAGACGGAGTTCTTGTGCTGTTGTTTTCTCTCCGAGTAACACCTTCTTTTGGATATCAGAAGCCATACTTGCTTTGCCAGACAATAACGCAGCACCGATGCCACCGCCAAGCGAGGTTTGCAGTCTTTTCAATGCAAAACCGCTAAATGCCGCGACAACAACAGGTGCCATCGTGTGCAACGCCTGTACAAGATTTGTAACAAGGTCGAGTATATGCTTTAGATTGCTTCCAACGATGTTGCTATCGCTTGCAAACTCTGAAAGCATAATTTCCCACGCATCTTTGAGTTTATTGAATCTACCAAGAAGCGTTTCTGAAAGCACAAGCTGCATGTTGTAGAACTGACCTCCCGCATCGGTCATTTCCCAAAAGACGTTCTTTACGTCCTCGAAATCAACGCCGCGTCCCGATATGCGGGTTTTTACTTCGCTTGTAGACACCTTGCGGCCTTCACGCTTTGAATAGTATTCGGAAAGTTTCTGTAACAACGGAATACCTGCGTAGGAAATCTGGCGCAGCTCCTTGCCATCAAGCCAACCGCGAGAGCGTACCTGTCCGAACGCCAAAGCTATTCGCTCGAAGCTGACTCCAAGACCCGATGCCATATCTGCGAGTCGCTTTGTGGTGTCATACAACTGGTCGTACTCTACTCCGTAAGCCGCCAACTGTTTTACATCTCGGTTTAATTCAGAGAAAGTAAACGGCGACTGTAATGCAAGCTGTTTAACTTGTGAGAACATGGTGTTGGCGTTCTGTACATCACCCAAGATACTCTGTAATGCGATATGTTGCTTTTCAAGCTCGCCACCAGTCTTTATCACACTCATGGCAAACTGCTGCATACCATAAACAAGTCCTCCCTGCATAACCAGGGACTTCAAATCCTGCATTGTAGAGTTAAGACCACCGGCGGAGTTTTTCGCCTGCTCAAAAGCGCGAACAAGGTCGCTACGCACCTTTGCCGCCGAATTTGCAATCTCCTGCTGGTGCTTTCGCTCTAAATCAATACTCTTTTCTTTCTCGCGGTTTGTCTTTTCTTGCGCCGCATTAATCGCTCTTTGGTCTTGCAGTGCTCGCCCTGCCTGCGTTGCGTCGTGTCCTGTACCAATACTTCCTATACGGCCAACAACATTCTGACCTTCTACAAGCCAAGTGCGCATCTGTCTAAGATAGCGCATAATGTCGATAAGACGATGTATCTCAGCCTCCGCTTTGCTCACGTCGGCTCCCAACGATATGCCGCGGCTAAACTCACGTCTGAGCGATCTCACCTTATTGCCAAGCGAGTCATAACGAGCCTCCGCTGCCTTTATCTCAGACAATCTCTGCTTGTTGTCGCGATCTTCCTGTCTCCTTTGCTCGCGTTTCGCGGCTATAGCCTTGTTCACACTCTCTGCCGCATATCGGTTCGCCTCCCTCTCTGCCGCCGCCGCTCTCTCTGCCTCTCTCTGACGGGCCTGTATTCTCCGCTGCACAGCAGCCTCCACAATAGCCACATTTCGCTTCTCAGCAGCCTCCGCCTCCTTGTTCGTCGCTATCGTCTTGCCCTTCTCCCTGCCATATTCACGCTCGGCATTTGCCGCAATCTTCATTGTCTTGGCTATATCCGAGAACAAGTTCTCCATATAAGCCTTGTCCGTAAGTCTATGACTATTGTCTCCAAATAGTCTGTACGTCTCTTGGAGTCTACGTTTCAGCTCATAAAAGTTTTCTGGCAGCATGTCTGTCTTATAGCCCATCTTCTTGCCCTCATCCATCAGACGCTGCAAATCTCTCATCTTCGTTTCAAGATTTGAGATGGCTGTCCAAGCTCTGTCAGCACCGTTGGCAAACACAGACAGCGGATTTTCTTTGGAGAACGAACTAAGCAAGCTCCGAATCTCGCGCATTGTACCGCCCAAAGCCTTAGGCATATTGCCCAAAACCATCAATCCGTCTACGCCATTTTCGCTAACGATTTTTCTTAGGGTGCCATAAAACTCGTCAAGAAGAGTCTTGCCTCTTTCGAGTTCCTTGGTATTTACGTTTGGCTGCTTTGCCCCCGTCGCATTAAGTTCGTCTTTTTTTAAGCGAATCTGCTGTATGATGTCAAGATATATTTGAGCGTTCTTGATTTTTGCTTCCAGCGATTTCACTTCACTATAATCTGGGCCTTTTTTACCCGGATTTGTCTCGGCTTTACTCTTGAGGTTTTTTAGTTTTATTTCGAGCGCCAATAACTCTTGCGAGTATCTTGCTGTCTTTTTCGCAAGTTCGTCAAGCGACATTCCCGCAGCATTTCCGCCTACAATTTTGTTCAGAACTTCGTTAATGTCGCGAGACGCTTTCCCTGCGGCGTCGCTTAGCCCACTTAACGACTTTTTCTGTTCCTCGACTTTTTCTGTGACCCTCGTCGCATCGTTAAGCATTTTGTCAAGCCCCTTGTCCTCAACAAATGGCTGCATCTTAGGTGCAGTTGCAGCCTTGCTTTCTGTCGCACTCTTCTCCTTCTGCGCCGCAGAGGTAGCCTTTAGCTGCTCCTCCTGCTTCTTGAGGGCATTGGTCTGCACATTGACCGCTTCTGCGTTCTTCTTTGCCTGCTCCTCATCTTGCTTCCCCACAGTTTTTTTCTTCTCGGTTGTTGCGAGCAACTTCTCCTCATCATCTCGAAGTACAGAATAAGCCCTATGAAGTTTATAGATTTTATCGTCCAATCCAGCAGCCCATGCCAATCCTTCTGTGTCAAGATTCTTCTTGTTAAGCAGGCCCATACCCTCTTTTTGAAGCTTGATTATCTCGCGTTGAAGATTCTCAAGTCCTGCCTTAGCTTTATCGGTTTTGAAAAAATTTTCAAAAAAGAAACCTCCTTCTTCTTTTATCTTCGATATACCTTCTAAAACCTTTAAGGCTCCTGTCATACTTCCCCACATCTTGTCACCAGATGCTGTAAGACCCCGAGTATATAGTTTGTCTAACGCATCCTTTATTTTCATAATGATGCCATAATACTCATTAAGGTCTTTTGCTCCGACGCTCCAATTCAATGAGGTGAATCCGCCTCGAACGCTACGTATAGCCTCAAAAACAACTTGCAGTTCTTTGGCTTCTTTGGTCGAATCACCAATGGTTTTCTTTAGCCTGTCCAAAAAAGCCACATTCTTCCCCGCAAGATTCTCCTCCGCAAGCTTCCTCATGCTCTCTTGCGCCTTTTTGGTCTTTGCGTCTACACCGGTCATGCTGTCTGCTATCCTATTCAGCTCCTTTGACACAGCGTCCTTTATTCCCAGGTACATCCACAAATTTCCAACGTTTCCGTCTGCCATATCCTGAAATATTTATCGTTTAGATTTTGTTATTTAAATAATCGGAGAGGCTAATCTTCTTGCCAACAAGACTGCCCTCCTTCTCCTTCTTCTTTACCCAGTTATCCCAAAGGTCGTCCATCTCCTTTGCGGTGTGCTTGACACTACCGTCGGGGTTGCGCTTCTTGTACACAATAATGGGCTGGTCTGCAACCATGAGGTCTATCTGTACCGAAGTGTAGCCCCACCAGTAGTCGTATGCCTTGATGCCGTAGCGCGTGGCAAAGAGGAACGGGAACTTTTCGGCTAACGAGAATGCTGCCCCCCAGCTTGTCCTGCTCGGATAGCTTTCACTTCTTTCTTCGTCATCGTCATCGCCAGATCCGTCATCCCTGTCGCTAATATGGTAGTCAGCGAGCACACTACCAATGGTACTTTTTTTTTAGCTGCGTCAACAACTCTCAAGACCTCGATAGCATCCAAGTCCTTGATATAGTACAACCAACGCCAGTAAGCCCAGTAGAGGAAGCGCAGCTTCCAAAAATTATTAAGAAGAACGATGGCACACAACTTTACGCCGCGCTTCCACTCGTCTTTCTCATTCGCTGTGACGTGCGAAAACTTTCTTATCGCACCTCGTTTAAGCCAACCGATTTTGCGCTTCCTGCCCATAAAGACAACCGCTTCGGGTTCCGCCTCCAATACGCTGTCAAGAGCCTTCTGCAATTCATCGCTGGGTTGTTCTATCTTCTTTTCTTCCATGCTGTTTTCTTGATGTTAAGTCTTGTAAAAACAAAAGCGGAAAACCGCGACCCTTGATAAGTCCGCCGCTTTCCGCTTCATATTCGATTGCGTTACGCCGCTTTTTACTTTAAGCAGCTGCCGCCTTTGTAAGCCAAGCGATACTCTTCTTGCCGGCACCCTCGATAGAACCCGAGAACTTGAACGCAACAGGCTTTGTGCCTGTTTCATCCCACTGCAAGGTAGCGTAGAGGGCGATGTTGGTGATGACCATGACGTTTGTCTTGGTATCGTCAACGATTGCGATTGTGCCCTGAATTTTGAACTTCTTAAGCTCAAGAGCAACGCCGGTAAAGCCTGTTGTCGCGTCGAGCTCGGTGTCGCCGGTCTTCAAAGTGACCTTTGTAAGTTCGCTCACCGCATCGTTGCCAAACATCGCAGCGAGCAGATCCTTTGCCTTTGACGGAACAACGAACTCAACGTTGAAGTCGCCAAGCTCGGAGGTTGTCGCCCAGTCGCCTGCAAGACCGATAACCTTGTAGTGGTTGATGGTTGGGTCTTCCATTGTCGCCTTCAGTGAGTCAACCTCAACAGGCAGTTCGAGGTCTGCTGTAATGTCGATAGTAGCCTTGCTGAGGTCTGTGATTGCCTTAGCGTACAAAAGTGTCTTAGGGCCTACAAAGAGGTCCTTCAACTCTTCGATTTTCTTCATTGCCATAATTCAAAACTTTTTTAGTTAAACCTTAATTTTTGCGTTTATTTGGTTCTTAACGAGCCCTGTATTATCGTTACCGAAAAACCGTCGCCGTCGTCCGTTTGCAGAGTGACACGCGGCTTGGTTACGATGATGTTGTCTGTTGAGATTGGAAACTTTGTCATTACCGCACTGACCTTCTCGGATACCGCAGACACGTTCAACGTATTGGGGTTCCTGGCGGATGTCTTGTCACGGACATATATCTCTATCTGCGCGGTAGTCGTATAATCGTTGAAACTGCCGTCGTCGTTCATCTCATTGTTGTAGATGCTCGACGGGAAAGACACAACGATATAGCTGTCGGGCCTGTCGCAGACAGACTTCGGGCGGTTTCTTGGATAAACCTTGTCACAGATGCCTTTTACGGCATTGCCGACATCGTAGTATAGTGTCTTTATGCTTATCATATAGTTACATTTTACGAAAGTATCTCACCATGTATTCCCTTAAAGATGTTATAACATCGTGACCTCTCTTTGTTTCTACAAATTGCGCATAATCGACAGCTGCTACAACCTTCATCTGCCAGGTCATGTGAGAATTGCTTTTGCCATGTTCCGCATACAAAAGTGCATCTTCTGCGGCTGCCAGACCACTCTCTCCACCTTCGCCATACTGACCCCGATACGCCCTACGTCCCGAATCTTTGTATGAGAAAGAACTTCTGTAGTATCTATCGAGATTGTAACGCTCTCCCGCTGCAAGAGTTAGACGGGTCGGCTCTGGGCCAGGCGTGTAATGTATTGACTGTAATGAACCTTTGTAGTATGTACCAATAGCGGTTGAGCGATAGAGGTTTCCAGTCACATCGTCATAATCACGCAATTTGTCAGCTGCTTTTATAGCTTTTTCTGCCGCCGAATCCATTTTTTGTTGCATCTTCTGTACGGCAATCTGACGTATCTTTTTCTGTATATTCAGAAACTGTCCTTCTAAACCCGCCATACACTAAACCCTTGTAAAGTCCCAATAAACAACAGTTCTATTATTATCAGGCTCGCAGTCCTTCACCATTCCGACCTCGGCGTTGTTGCCGACCGTTGCGTAAATCATGTCGCCATCAAGAGGACATCTGCCAGCATCCCATTCGTCATATCTGACAGGAATTGATACCTTCCTCTTGTTCTCGTCGACATTCTTACCGCCCTCGGTAGTCGTATCGGTATAGCTGCGGCCCTCGCCTTCGTAGATAACAATCTCTGTGTCATCGCCGACCTTTGCGTCATCATCAGCAAACGGATCGTTTTCGTCCGCCTTGCCAATAAGTACCCTGACGATTTTTATCGTGTGAGGGTATCTCGGGTTTCTGATATTTGCCTTTCTCATACATCCTTATTTTATAATGTGAGGAAGCGGACAGCCGAACGCCGAAATGTCGGCACGCTTCACGCCATGAGAGGTTATTCTGAACGACGACTTCTTCTTTAACATCGAACCTGGCTCAAGCTCCGCATAGATTGCGTTGGCTTCCGCCTTGAGTTCCGCACGGTCACGCTCGGATATTTCAAAACCACCTTCCGTATGGCTCCATCCGTTATCAGAGTCGGAAGTGTTGTTCATCTTGCTCGGGCCGAGAACAAGCCATTTTAGAATATCGGCATAGGCAAGGCGAACGTCATCACGGTTAGCGTCAGCATACGCCATGCTCCCGTCCAACGCCCTTTCAATGAGGATTGTATGCACTGTGTCGTCGGGTATATTGAAACGCACCTTGCTGAACAGAGCATCCTCCAATGTATATATATTATTGCCTTTCTTCATGCGCTAATTCGATTCGAGTTAAATCAGAGATTGTTTACGCTATCCGTCCAAATGCAGCCGATTGCAGCTACAGGAGGACGGATAGCTTTTGTGTTTAGGCAGCTACGCCTTCGCCCTTCTTGGTGATGTCGATAATCCAACGGTACGGGAAGTCGAGCATCGCCGGTACTGCGGCAAACATGAGGTCGGTATGCCACTCCATGTAGTCGCCGTTGGCGATTGTAGAGTTGCAGAGCAGGCCGAGACCCTTGTTTGTCTGCGCGAACACCTTCTGAACGATATTGTTTCCGTACTTCTCGAACATCGGCTTGTCAGCAACCTGCTTGCGCTCGTACTCGAAAGCATTACCGGCAGGACGGAGAACAACGATGTTGTCATCCCAGCCCTTAACCTTGACAACCGAGCCGTCGAACTTGAGGTTGCGCTCCTCCTCGTCAATAATCTCGATGCGTGAGATACCCTGGATGTCGGCGAACGCCTTGAGGAACATCTCTGTGTTCACGCCGTAGTCCTCAACATAAGCAACGTAGTGGGCCTTGCACCAGTTGATGTACAGCTCCTTAATCTGCTTGTTGCCAAGGAAGGTGTTGTAGAAGGTGTCGTAGGTCATCTGCCATACGAGGGCAAGGCGGTTCTGACCGAACTCCTTGCGCCACTCGCTCTCAATCTTGCGCATCTGTTTGAGGATGTTGCAGTCAACGTTAGCCCATTCGAGCTTGCCGCACTTTCTGAAATTCTCCTTTGGAATTGGCACCTTGTGAAGCGGAATCTGAATACCGCGGGCGATGCCTGTATAGTCAAGTTCGCCGGTTGTAGCCAGCTTTGCCACCATGTAGTTCATGGTCATGTCGAGAGAGTCCATCAACTCCTGGGTGTCATTGCGCCACTGTTTTACGAGGTCACTGTCGTTACCAAACTCCTCAAACTGCTTCTCGCGGTAGTTGCGCTCCTCTGCGGTTTCCTTGAAGCCGTCGGTAATGAAGTCGGGAATAGTGGCAGAATAAACTGCCAATGCGCCCTTGTCCTTCTGGAACGAACCTGCGAGTGGAGCACGGAGGTTGGCGAGCGTTGCAGCGTGCAAAGCGGATGCCTCCACTGAGAATGTAGCCACGCCCTTATGGTTGGTAGGCGTGAGGTCGGGCGCGATAGTACCCTGTGTGAGATACCAGCCGTAGTTTACATGGAAGATGTCTTTCTTGTCGATAAACTTCTGCAAGTATCTCGTATTCTCTGGGTCGCTGAAGAAACGCGCCTTTCGGGAATTATTAAAATCAAACTTTGGCATATCTTTTCGTTTTTGTGTTGTATGTTTTTCCGATTAGTTCTCTGCGTACCACCACTCTGCGTAGCGGCTCTTGTTCATCGCCTCTACAGCTGGCGGAATTGGGCTCATGCGTGACTTCCACATAACCACGTCAGTGCCGAGCAGACAGAAGTCGTTGAGGTAGCGCGGAGCATAGAACTTGTCACTGCCAGCCAATGCGTGGAACGGCATGTCAACGTCGCATGGAGCGAAGCAGTTCGGGTTAGTAACCATGGCAGAAACAGTTGCGCCTGCCTTTTCCGCCTCCACGAGAACTGTACCGGCGGTAAGGGAGCCGAGAGTTTCTGCGAGTGTAACTTTCCAAACATCCTTGCCGTCCTGTACGTCATTTTCAACCGCAGTAACGAGCACACCCTTACCCTTTGTCTTGAAGTCCTTCGGGCCAACCATGAGATTGTCACCCACAAACGGAATGTGGTGATAGCCGTCGCGTGTGATGTAGATGGCTGTATCCGTAGCAGCAGTGGTAGCCTTAGCCACCTCATAGCTCTTGAGCACCTTGATTGTGCCGCCGCTGTTGTCCGCAAAACCGAGGCTGTGCTCGATGAGGTCGCCGGCATAAATCTTGGCTGGGCCAGGGAACGGGTTTTTCAGGACACCGCCAATCGGAGGGCGACGGAACGCTTCCTTAACGGCGCCAGGCAGGTCAACAAACACATGACGCTGACCGCCGATAGTCATTTCTGACTGCAAGATTACAGCGCCAGTAGCATTGACTGCACCCTGCGCCATCATCTGTCCGTAGTAATCCTTGTTGTTATCCATAACTTTTTACCTTAAAAATTAAAATGTTTACTTTTCTTTCGGTTCGATGATGTCATCCCACTCGTCGTCACGGATTGTCTTGCCGCCGCCAGAAGAAGAGCCGCTGCCCTTGTGCGGTATAGCAGTGTTGCCTGTAGCACGCTTGAAGTCGGTAGTGTAAATACCCTCTGCCTTTGAAACCAGGTCGATTACATCGGCATCATGGTCGGGAATTTCAAGTTTGGAGATTGCTGTGTCAAGAAAGAAATCGTTAAGTTCGAGCTTTGCCTTGTCAAACTTATCCTTCAAGCCCTTTCTGACCGCTTCGATTGTAGCGGCTCTTGATGCCTTCTTGTCGCGCTCCTCGTTAGCCTTTTCGAGGGCTTCGAGCTTTGCGAGCAGCTTGTCGTACTTGTCGTCAGACTTGTCTTCCTCTTCCTTCTTGCCGTTGCGCTCCTCCTCTTCCTTCTTCTTGCGTTCAGCTTCCTCTCTGCTTTTCTTAATCTCGTCAGAGACATTCTTGTGCAGATTGCCGTCCATGCGCTTGAGTCGGTTTGCCACCTTGGTAACTATCTTGGCGTTCGCAGCCTCGTCGTCACCAAATTCATCCAGTACGTCATTAAGTTCTTCGTTAATGGTCTTCTGGCTAAGTGCTTTGAACTTGGTGGTATCAACCTCCTTGTTCACCAATGAAAGCAGTTCTTCTACTGTCATATATAAAAGTTTTTGTGTTGGTTTCCGGTAGTTCTTCTACCATTAATGTATAAATATACGTTTTCTTTCGCAAAAATATGAATAAATATACAATTAACCAAATATTTTCGATATATTTGCATAAATATTTTGTATATATATGCAGAAAAGTTGTTTTTCAGGGTTGAAATTGGATAACGGAGAGCCTATTTACACTCAAGAGTACATTCAATCACTAAGAGATAAAGACAAGAAGCATCCCGACAGGTTGAAGATTATCGCTCAACGTGGCGGACAGGAGCGTATGCTTGCCATTGATGCTGATATTAAGATAGTCGGAGGCTCGCGAGGCGGTCCGCTCGATGAAAATACGATGGTTTTAACGTCCAAGGGCTTCGTTAAAATCAAAGAGCTGAAATATGGGGATACCGTAATCGGTTCGGACGGGAAAGGACATCGTGTTTTGGGACTCCTCGCTTATCCGAAAAGAGATTGTTACGAGATTACACTATCCGACGGAGCGAAGATAACTTGCTCTGACGACCATATTTGGAACGTTTACATTGACGGAAACAGGCGGTGTATGCCTCATCTCGCTTGTGAGATTGAGAAATATATCACCGACGGATACGACATAACCATTCCGTGCGTCAAGCCAGTGGAATTTGATGAAAGCTACGGACTCGCTTCTATCAGTGAAAGAATGTCTACACTCGAAAGACTTATCAGTAATACGGGAAGAAAGAGCGGCGAGTATTGGTGCAAAAAATACCGCACTTCCAAGCAGGCTACCGACTTTAAGTATTTGGTTGATAGTTTAGGTTCGGTGTGTTATGTGCGAAAAACAGCGAAAAAGAAATGGCCGGTTAGGTTCAACTATAAGAAAAAGGAACTTGTAAGGCGTATCGTAAGCTGCAAGAAAATCGGAAAGAGGGATTGTTGCTGTATTGCAGTAGACAACCCGGATGCACTGTTTGTAGTCGAAGACTTCATCGTCACCCACAATTCCAAATCCTTCTCTTCTCTCATGGAGGTACTGAAAGACATTAAGAATCCAGACTTCCATGCAACAATCCTGCGTAACGAGAAGGATGACCTTCAATCGCTTGTAACGGACTCGTACAAGCTCTTCTCGCAGTTCGGCACATACAACAAGTCGCAGAATGATATGACGTGGAACTTCACCAACGGAGGATGGCTAAAATTCTCATACTACGCAGGCTCGTACCAGGACTTCAAGACCCGCTTCCAGGGCCGTCAGTTCGCATACGTGTGCATCGACGAGGGAACCCAGTGTCCGTACAAGAAGTTCAAGTATCTGCTTACCAACAACCGTAACGCCTCGCAAATCCGCAACCGCTTCTGGATAACGTGCAACCCTGATCCTGAGTCGTGGGTGCGCAAATTCATAGACTGGTGGGTAGACGAGGATGGATACATTATCCCCGAGCGTGACGGAGTCATACGCTACTGCTTCATGGACGGAGATACTCCCGACTCAATCTATTGGGGAGATACGCGAGAGGAGGTTTACGAACAATGCGGAGGTATCATAGATAAGCTGTGGAAAGAAAGCTATGCCGAACTCGGATATACCAAGCTCGAAATGTTCATCAAATCCGCCACATTCATTCGTGCCGACGTATCGGAAAACATCAAACTTATCTCTACCGACGCATCATATCTCGCCAACCTTGCACAACAGGACGAGGAGCAACGTATGCGCGACCTCGAAGCCAACTGGAACTGGAAGTCCGCAGGCGACGACATGATAAAGATGGCAGACCTCGAAGAAATATTCGACAATGCCGTACAGGTCGGAGATGGGGTGCGGCGCGCATCCGCCGACATTGCCTTCACCGGCGGCGACAACTTTGTGATGTGGCTGTGGGAGGGATGGCACTGCAAAGACCTTGTAGTAATGCGCCTCGACTCTCAAACGCTCGTATCTGCGGTGAAGGCGAAGCTGCGTGAATGGGGAGTGGAGGAGTGCAACTTTACTTACGACTTGCAGGGTATCGGTCAGTATTTCAAAGGTTTCTTTGCCGATGCCGTACCGTTCAACAACCAGGCAGCACCTGTCGCTATGACACACCAGGAAGAAAAGGGCATCAAGTTCCTGTACAAAGACCTTAAATCACAATGCGCCTTCCTGTTCTACAAGATGATAAAGGAAAAACAAATCTCGATAGAGTCTTCGCTGCTTGAGCGCAAGTATTCGGGAGACGGATTTGACAAGGTGCCGCTGCGTCAGATTTTACAGAAGGAGAGAAAGATGCTGCGCCGCGACGACAACAGCGACGACAGGGGCTTCAAGCTGCTGCCTAAGAAGATGGCTAAACGCTATGTAGGACACTCGCCCGACTTCTTCGAGTCATGGCTGTACATAATGATTTTCAGCTTAACTAAAAAGAAACACAAAAAGATAAAAGGACTATGGATGCTTTGAACAATGTAAAGGACGTGCGGGAACTGCTCGTCCGAAAGCCGTTTTATGAAGTAACCCCGAAGGGTTATATGAAACACGGAATTATCGACCGTGAGTTTTCCGAGAACGAAGACCCTTGTATGCCTGCGGATGTGCTGTACCGCAACATCAAAACACAGCAGGACTTCTTGCGCGAGTTCTATCCGTCAGGGCACAGGATTTGCGACCCGCAGCAATATCCCGACATCTGGAAGAAGAACCCCGAGACTGGACTTTGGTGCGTGCAGAAAATTCAGCGCACCGCGTTTGCCTTCCAGCAGGTGATTTGGACCAAGCACGTTCTTCATGTGACTGGTAATGACATTCAGTTCGAGCTTGCGGAGGGAACCGAAGAAGGTAGCGAAGAGAAACTACAAGAGCTGCTCACGAAATACAGGAAGGGATGGCTCATGCACGATATGGAAATACGCTTCTTCGAGGCGGTATCCGCATATATGAAGGTTGCAGACTGTGCCATTGTAGGCTATTTCGACGGCGACGGCAAATTCGGAACGAGAACACTCTCGTTCGACCGTGGCGATACACTGTTTCCGAGATACGACCCGCTTACCGGCGAACTGATTGCGTTTGCACGCAAGTATGTGGACTACGACGAAGAAGGAGAGGAGCGCATCGAGTGGATTGAAGCATGGGATAAGGATAAGTTCTACCGATTGAAGAAAGATTTGTCGGGAGGCACAGCGAAAAACGTAGTCAGAAAGATTGCGTCAATCTTCGGCGCGTCCGAATATGCCTGCGTCGAGGAGAAACGACACGGCTTCCCGTTCATACCTGTAGCATACGCCCGTAACGAGGACGGCCCTTGCTGGTCTGCCGTACAGCGCAATATCGAGGATTATGAGGAAGCGTTCTCGTATCTCTGCGAGAACAACAAGGCGTATGCCTTCCCGATACTTACGCTTACCGGCGAGGGCGATGAGATTGAGATAAAGGGAGACGCCAACGGAGCTGCTAAGACGATCATGATTACCGACACGAACGGCAGGGCGGAGTTCCTCAACGGCACGGACGCATCAAACGCCTTCGCTACACAGCTCAACAAGTCTTATGATCTTATTTACGAGCTTTCGTTTACCGTAAAGCCGCCCGAACTCAAATCGGGAGACCTGCCGGGCGTTGCAATCAAGCTGCTGTATTCTCCGGCCCTCGAAGCTGCCATGAACGACGCGCAGAGATTGCAGCCATTCCTCGACCAGTTGGTGCGTATAACTAAGTTTGGTATCGGAACGGAGAACAACTGCATGGCCTCAATGGTCGCACTGCCAGTTAATGCGTGGATTGAGAGCTATATCCATCAGAACGACACTGAGCTTATCACTAACCTGGCCACTGCGGTTCAGAACAAATTCCTCTCGAAGCAGACTGCTTCTGAGCGCAATTCCAAGTTCTCGAAGAACGACGAGTTTACTCGTATCATGCGCGAGCAGAAAGAGGAAGACCAGCAGGACTTGCTCATCGACATCCAACGCCAGGAGGCGCAGGTCGAGAACAACATCGAGCAGGAGGAAGCACTTGCAAAAATTAACAATCAGCAGCCTGGCGACGACATCAACACAGGTCGCGGCAAAAAAGGCAGACCGAAGAGGTCTGACAAGGCATGGGACGAGAACGGCAATTATCCTGGACGCAATAACTGGGATAAGAATCTAAGAAAGTAATTTATGGAGTCACAGGAATACGCACTTAATAGAACCAAAGCGCAGATAGCCTGCGAGTCGCGCGTACAGAAGCGACTGTTTAAGGTTGCCCGTGAGATAGCGTCGCTCGCTTCCAAATATAGGAGGGGAGCGACACTGACAAACGAGAATGGGTTTATTGCGGCCTCACAGCGCATTGCGTTAGGCGTTGCTGACGGAATAGAAAGTGACATCGCCGTCTGCGCAAAGACCGCGTGCTCGATATTGAATATCGGCACGGAGAGCACGGAAGCCTTTCTTGTGTCAAAGGTGTTCGGCAGGACATCAATGGAGCGAACCACCAGTTATCTGAAAAACTTTGCGGAGGACATGGTGCGTATGTGCAAGGCCGGCGTATTGATGAAATACACTGACTCGCAGCTCATGTCCGCAATACGTACTGGATATAAAGACCCATACACCACGTCCGTAATCACGAAGGCAAGAAAGGAGGATATAAACATCGCCACGCCTTCATACGGCAAGGGTGTATTTCATTCGGCGTACCAGAACATTGCCCGCAACGCGCGACAAATGGTCGCCGTCGCATGGGGCAGAGCCGAACAGCAGTACGGCAAGGAACATGGGGCGATAGGCTACTATATCTTTCGAGGAAGTTCGTATCCATGCGCGCACTGCGATGATGAGACGATGTATCTGCACCACTTCGGAGACCCGTTCCCGCCACTGCACTACAGGTGCGTTTGCTATGTTAAATTTGTTTACAAAAAAGAGGAGGAGTAATTATGTCAGAATACACATTGTCTGCCTATATGTACAAGTTGAAAAAGCAGTACAACATGGCGGATATTTCATATCTTATATATGCCGACCTGCGTGCGGCAGGGTGGGGTAAAGGCGACGCTTGGAATGTAGCCTTCCAAGGCCAGGGCCTAAACTGGGCCAAAGCCGAACTGCTTCGCGAGATTGAGAAGCTCGAAGCACTCGACTCAGTTCAGGCGCGCATCGCGGATGTACAGGGCACAAACTCGCCAAGGAACGACGAGATAACCGCAGAGGAACTTGCAAAGGAAACTTCAAAGGAATCCATTCTGCGCAAGCTGGTAGCTGCTGAAAAGAAAGCCAAGAAAGGCTCTCCTGACTGGCTGAAGATTGTGTCGCTTGAGGCGGACTATAACAAAATCAAGCAGGATGAGATAGATGTGGAGAACAATACGGTTCACTACTATGTACCAATCAACTATCCCACTTCGTGCAAAAATTGCCTTCTTTATAAAAACAAGAAAGATAAATAAATACAGGAATAGCCTTGCAGCAAAGAGATTACTGCAAGGCTATTCCTGTTTCTACTTGTACTTCTTGCCGGCAACCTTTTCAAGCGTCGCCATGAACGTTTCTTCAATCAAACTGTCATTGAAGGTCGGCAGAAAAACCTCTTCTGGAAGTGCCTTTCTTTCTGCCGTCTCCATGATGATACGCAGGCCCATTTCGAGAGCATACTTATCTTCGATGATTTTAATGATACACTCTTCCATAACTATCTCTGTTTACTCTTCTTTCTTTGCAGGCAGGTCGTCCTTGATAAAGCTGTATTCCTGCGTCTCTTCCGCGCTCTTCATGTTGGATATGAGGAAGTGCTCCGCAAGGTCTGCTTCCGTGATGCCGTATGTCTCGTAGATAACTCCGCTTGGCGTGCGCTTCTTGTAGAACTTGCAGGAGTTCCACATCACTCTGCCAAACTTCTGCTGTGACGGTATCTCCTTTTCCTCAAGATTGTTATCCTCACAGAACTGTCTGAAGCTGTCGTACAGCGTCTTGGCGTTTATCCAAACTGGTATCTCGCCCTTCGTTCCCTTGTCACAGCGTATCTCATACGCCTTGAGCCATGCCAGCACGGGCTGTGTGCCGAGATATGAAAGGATAAGCTGCTTGCGCGAACCTTCCGCAGACGGAAACTGAAACTTGCGCTCTCTCAACATACGCTCGCCTTTAAGAACCCAGTTGAACACACCTGAAAGCTCCTCCTTGATAATCTCCGCAGCAAGACGAGGGTTCTGCTTCTCTTTCGGGATGGTAACGTCAAAGCTGACGTACTGCAAGCGTCGGATAAAGCCGAGGGTAACATCCTCGGGGAACGGAAGCTCGTTGAGATTGAAGATGAGGTATGGAAGGCTCTTTGACTCCAGTACGTTCTCGCCCAGCTTTCTGTACGGTACGGGCTCTCCGCTCACAAGCCTCTTGAACATGCCCGTATTCTTGCGTCCGAACTTCTTCGGGTCTGAGTCGGAAGACCAGTTGAAGATGGCGTTACGGATAGGGTAGCGCCCTCTCATGCCCTCGTCACCGTCAGCGGTAAGTTCCGCATAGTCCATTTTTGATATGCGGTCTTTGCCGAACAGGGCGCACATAACCTCGAATATCACACTCTTTCCGTTTGCTCCGCTACCGATAAGCATAAGGCACAGCTCTATTTTGTCGGACATCTTTCCCTCATACGGGTTGTATGCGTCGCCGCGCTGCACCAAGCCGAGTCCCATGAACATCTGCAAGATGTCACGCGAGTCCTTGTCGGGCAGCACATCAAGCAGGAATCTCTCCCATTTCTTGCACTTCGCTTTCGGATCGAAGTTGTACGGATGATAGTAAGTCACATGATAATGCGGAGAGAATGGCATCGCCGTAGGAGCCACACGCGCAAGACCGAAGTCAACAACACCGTTGGCGAACGCCACAACGTCGAACTGCGGAACAAGCACGTTGTAGTTCTTGATGGTGTCGATGAACGACTCTTTTCTGATTGTGGAACGACCGAGCACGGGTGCTATGAACAAGTCCTCCATAAGCAACTGGTAAGCCTGCTCCACAACAATCGGCTCCACCACCTCGTATATCTTTCCGTTGAACGTATAGAACGCTCCTGCAAAATATTTTACAGGGCAGTCCTTGGCAAGTTCCCTGATACTCTTGCAAAAGCCCACCAGGAGCCTGTTCCAGCTCTCGCTGTTTACCTTACCCCAGTCTGTTCTGTACATACCAAAGCCGTACTTCGCGTCTGCACTCAACGCCTTCAACTGCCCGTACAGCGAATCTATCGCCTCACCACTACTTCTTTTCATTCTTCCTTCTCCTTGTGTTTTTCTCTAATTGTGACATCACCTCGCGTCTTTCTGACCCTGCCGCCGTGCAGATAGACGAAAGCCTTTGCACCCTCTTCGCAATACACTTCCACCTCCGCATTG